TATTGGAGAACAATTTAAAATAACAGAAGCAATACAAACAATTGGTAATGTTGGTGAGAATAAGGCGATTAGGAGAACAACAGACCCTCATGCGGGAGAAACACGGCAACAACGCACACAACGTCAACATGCCGAAACAGCTGCCATACGTGCCCAAAGGCGAAATCATGCTCATGGTAACTTACCAACTCCACCACAAATCCAAGTAAATTCTATTGCAACAGTAACCTCAAAGATATCAGATAGTGCTTATAGAATTACTTTTACTCCTGGACTAGCTGGCGAAGCAGCTGGAACTATATATGAAATTGATTTTCGTCCACAACAAAACACACAAAATTATCAAAGTATTAGATTTGATATTAACAAACCAGTTGTTGAAGCTGCGGCGGCTGCAAATGTAAGTCCGACGACACAATCTTCTGGAACGCCAGATGACGAGCCGTGGAGAAAAATATCACAGTTTTTCTCTCCTGACGATATTGGAGGAGCTAGTACACGAACAAGTTCCGCACAAGGCGACGGCGGCGGTAACCCAATATTTAAATCTTTTGAATCCACAAAAGGACAAGGCTTGGCAGGATTTATTAAATCAATTAGATTTAACTGGGAGGGGGCTATTTGGGAAACTGAAGATCAAAATTCAAAGGCTCCAAAGTGGTGTACGGTAGAATTAGAGTTTGCTCCTGTTCATGATTTGAATCCTGGAATCGACGTAAATGGAAATATGATTTCCCCAATTTATAATGTTGGTGCTATACTACAAGAAATGAAAATTAGGCGTGCAGAAGAATCTTCAAACGAAAATGCTTCTACTACGAGTAATAATAGTCAAGCTGGAAATATTTGAATGGTAAAAAATGGTAGTTTCTAGATACACAAGAACTAAAGTGCTAAGACTTGGAAAACAATATGGTACATCTTTTGCTATAACCGCAATAAGACAAAATATTGAAAACGGTAATATTCCTACCCAAGAAATGATTTTAGATGAAGGAGAGCGGATTGACGTTTTGGCTGGAAGAATTTATGGCGATGGTCGTTTATTTTGGGTGATTAGCGGAGCCTCAAATATTGGTTGGACCATGCAAGTTCCTCCAGGAACAAGAATTCTTATTCCCAACCTTGACGACATTCTGCGATTTGTCGGCTAAAATAAAGCATAACAATATTTACCTTAGAATATGTCAGTTAGACAAAGAAAATTAGTTCAAGCTACTAGAATATTATCAAAATATTTTGGCATTCATAGCGTTAAAGAATCAGCAGAAATGGCTGCGCTTAGAGATATTAATACAGATCCAAGTCTCGGCAGCGGTGGGAGAAATGAAAATATAGAGGTATCTGCTCCAACAGAAGCAGAAGCTACATTGATCAATATGTTGATAGACACTGCTGATGGGGCATACACTACTCACGAGTTTTTAACAAGATTTTCTTCAGTGTTTGAAAACTTAACAAGTCAAGAATTAGAAGTTGCTAAGGCGAGTTTTGGCAGGTTATTGCATTTACATTATGAAAAAGATAATAATTTTGTAGTTCATCAAAGAGGGCAATATAATGTCAATGATTTTTTGAATGCTGAATATGGAAACGCTGATGACGAAACCCCAATTACAGATATTGGGGTTAGACAAATGTTAGGGCATGGTGCTCCAGGCGCTGACACAAATTTTTCAATAAATCAAATTCCTTCTAGGCCAACAAAAGAGTTTCCTGGGTTATCTATATACGTTTCAAACTCGCCACGAGTTACCATAGAATCACAGAATACAGCAGCTTCTACTATATTTTTAAATGGCATTCCAAATGTAGAGCTTATGCGAGCCGTGCCATATGTTAATGTAGAATTATTTTTCCCTCGACCGCCAGTTTCTGCTATTGGTCGTCAGCTTCAAAATCTTTCTCTCAACAAATTTTTATTAGGCGCAGAATCACCTGGGAAACACTCAGTTACTGAATTTATGGCTGAAGCTGATACTACTGCTGGTAGTAATATTTCTTCTAGAGCAGGAACAGAAGACAGTCCAATACCAGAAATATATTCGGTAACTGGTATGGAAATTTTTACTAGTCCGCAAACTTTAGTAAATATGGAAAATGTGCCCGAATCAGCGAGATCAAATGAAGTACTTGATAAGTTCAGACCGTTGTTGACATTACAAGATTTAGAAATTAACATTCAGCCCTCACGTGGTTTCTTAAGTTATAAAAATGGAAGTCTTTCTTTCAAACTGCATGATAGGTCAAGATTAGCAGAAGTATCAGAATTTATTAGAGCTGATCTTTACGGAACTAATGAAATTACTATTGAATATGGCTGGTCACATCCCGACGGTGCTGTAAATAATTCTGATAATCCATATGGTGATTTAATTGACGGGTTGAGAGTTAAAGAAAAATACATGGTTACAAACTCTTCATTTACTTTTGAACCATCTGGAGAAGTTAATATTAAATTAGAGATTGCTATGAGAGGGGTAACAGAGTTTGATACAGAACTCATGTCTTCAGAGGGAGCTGGCTTTACACAAAGCCTAAACGATATTGAAGAACTACAAAGAGAAATAGCTGAACTTAGACAGCGTGTTTTTCCAAACTCCTCTACCACAACTATGCAAGAGGTCCGTGGGCACCAAATTCTTAATGCAGCACAAGATGCTACAAATAATATAATTTTGACATCTGAGTTAAGAACCGCACTAGCAAATTTTAGGCGGCAATACAGTACCAGTTCTAACCCAAGTGCTCGTGAACTAGCTAGAAAAATAACAGATTTATTTGGTAATGAATCTTCGAATAGTGCAGCTAGAAGACAGGGGAATACAACAGATTCCAATGGGCAAATAACTAATTTTGCTAATTTGCGGCGGTCAATTCAGGAAAGCATTAGACGTAAAATTGAAGTGTTGCAAACCAACATAGACCCTTTTCTTCCAAATAATATTGTTGATTCTGGGCATAGACATATAGATGACCACAGTAGAGGACAAGAAGAACAAACAGCCCGACAAGCATTTCGAAATCACGCATTTTCTGTGGGTTCAGTTGCAAATATCGGGCCTACGTCATTAGCAAGATTGTTGTTATTGTTTGTTGGTCAGCCTTTAGCAAATACTAAACATTATGACGAAGTACAAATGTTCTTTTATCCATTCAATGAGTATGCCGGAAAGGCGTCAAGACTAAATATTGCAAATTTTGTTGTTGATATGCAATACTTTGCTGATGAACTAGCACGTTATAGGCTAGAACACATATCACGTAGCTCAGTTATGTCTCTAAAACAATTCATGAATTTCATTGGAGATATATTGCTAGATGACCCTGCTGCTTCCTCTTACGGACTTTGGGATGAGTCTGGCGAGTTGTTTAGAACTAAATATACAGACCCAGAAGGTCGTGTTCGAGGCCCGACCGTGCCAAAAAACGACCCGGCTGTATATCAACAAAGAATGGAAGCAATATTACGTGATTATACACCAGATGGAACTTTCAGGCCGCCGCAATTAGGAATTTATATTGAAACTTTACCAGGAAAAACTGGTGTAAACGAAGCAGATGATGATGACAGTGTTAGTTCCCAGTCTATCTTGCGATTACACATTTTTGATAAAGCATCAACAGCCTATGAACCAATTGGAAGAATGTTGTTGGCAGCACGTCGTGACCAAGTTAGATCTATAGGCGGAATTGCAACTAACCAAGCAGCTCAATCTGGAAATGCATCAGTTACTAGAGCCAGAGAAGAAATAGCCGCTTCAGCTATTGCGTCAGCTGAGGGTATAGGACTAATTGAAAAAATTCCGTCAGCCAATGTGTCTGAAGATTTAGCAAGCACAGGAGTCGCAACAGAGGGCAGTAGTACAATTTATAGAATAAAAGGCGGACCTAAAAAATTAAAAGAGTTTATCATGCTCAATTCACCTTATGTTATATTTGGTGCTGGTGGAACTACTATAAAGAGCGCACAAATGAATTCAATGCAAAATTCTAGTTTAGCTACAGTAAATTTGCTTAGAAGTTTCCGTCGTGAGGAAGGTACCACTCCTAACGGAGAAAATGTTGGTGGGTTACCAATGAATGTAATCCCTACCGTTATGAATATGGAATGTGTAGGAAATCCATTATTAAATTATATGCAAAGTTATTTTCTAGATTTCCAAACGGGAACAACGGTTGATAATATGTACGCAATAACTGGAGTTGGGCATAAATTTACTCAAGGTGATTTTTCTACTAGTGTTAAATTTACTCCTATAGATGCCTGGGGTAGCTATCGTTCGTTGATTAGTACGATAGGAAGTTCATTGACAATTCTGGCTGAAGCTGGACAAGAAGAAGAAAACGATAGTAATAACCAAAATGATCCTGGCGGTAGCTAACTAGGTCCCGACCTATTAGTAAAAAAATGATATAAACATTCTCCCGCCACGTAATAATGAAATGCATAGAGCCCCAAGAATGTTTTTAGAAGAGCACTGAGAGGCTGCTAGCCTTTTCCTATAAAGGTTTGTGGCCTAAACGAATACCAGCAAGGCTTACATCATATCAAATCAATTTTAATATGTGTTTACAAATTTGTTTTTTTATTCTAAACTTTATGTGTGAGCAACTTCAAAGAATATATTTTATTAAATTACACCAAACGAAACGCATCGTGGACCTGGAAAAGTTGTAATACTGTACATGACAGAGATTTTGATACAAACATAAATATTAAAAACCAAGATTTAAAAATGCTGTCCGACTCAGGAACTGAGTCGGGTGTTAAACAAAAACAGAATAAGGCGTTACCATTATTAGGCAAGTCTATGACCTCCGAAATCTACCCCACGACAGCTAAGCTGTCGTGGGTGGGTAGTTCATGTGAAAACAACAAAGGTAAGGAAATATAATGTATATACCAATGGAAAAATGTGTAATGGTAAATGGAGCACCATTTAAAGGAGTGATCCATGTAGGGGCACACTTAGGTGAAGAGACGGAAGCTTATGTTAATGCAAACATTAAAAATGTTGTTTGGTTTGAAGCAAACAAAAAATTAATGAAACACCTGTTTGATAAAACAAACTTTTATCCTATTAAAAATTATTATAAAAATGTCGCTTTATCAGACGTAGACGATGAAGAAATAACATTCAATATCGCAAATAATGGCCAATCTAGTTCTATGTTAGAGTTGGGTGTTCACGCACAACAATATCCTCACATACAATATACCGATCACATTTCAATGAAAACAAAAAGGTTTGACAGTATTAAAGATATTGTTATTTCTGATTATGATTTTTTAAATTTAGATGTTCAAGGCGCAGAACTTAAAGTATTACGTGGGTTTGGCAGACTGCTTGAAAACTTTAGTGCAGTATATACAGAAATTAATTTCGTAGAAATGTATAAAAATTGTTGTCTTGTTGAAGAAATAGATAAACATTTAGATGGATTTGGCTTTAAAAGAGTTATAACAGAGGCCCCAGAACAAACTTGGGGTGATGCCCTATATATTAAAAAATGAAAGACAGAACAACAATTTTAGTCACTGGCGCTGCTGGATTATTTGGCGCCAATTTTTCTAGGCATCTATTACAATCTAACTATAATGTTGTTGGTGTAGATAATTTATCTGGCGGGTGTGTTGACCATCTTCCAGAACATAAACATTTCATATTTATTCAAACTAGCTTATTAGATGAGAGTGAGCTTGTTAGAATTATTAAACATAACAATGTCAAGTTTGTGTACCATTTTGCTGCCTTTGCAGCTGCTGGTTTTAGTCCGTTTGTTAGAAAACATAATTATCTAAATAATATTATGGCTCCTGCGACACTTATAAATGCTTGTGTCACAACAAATATTAAAAAAATAATTTTCACTAGCAGTATGGAAATATATGGAAATTTAGAGCCGCCCTTTACCGAGGAAAGTTCCAAAGCTGCCGTTCCAGAAACTCCGTATGGAATAGCGAAACGTGCTATTGAGTTAGATTTAAAATCAGCAAAAAAGTTTCATGGATTAGACTATTCAATTATACGACCACACAACTACCATGGGATATATCAAAATATTTGGGACCGTTATAGGAATGTTATAGGAATTTTTATTGTAAAAACCTTGAATGATGAAAATTTATCTATTTTTGGTGATGGTAATCAAACAAGAGCATTTTCAGATATCAAATATTGCATGGACCCTTTAGAAAAATTGCTATTTCAAGGCTCAGAAGAGACATACAATATTGGGACAGACAAACCAACTAAAATTATTGATTTAGCTTTGTTGGTACAAAAAATAGCAAGAGAATATGAACATAATATTTCAATTGAACATTTGGAGCCAAGGAAAGAAGTTAAATTTGCCTTCTGTGACCATAGTAAAGCAAAAAGAGAATTAGAATTTGTTGACAAAACAGATCTAGAAGAGTTGGTTAGAAAAATGTATTCATGGGCAGTTTTACAACCAAATAGAAAAATCAAAAATCACGACCCTGAAATCACCAATGGGCTTTATTCGTATTGGAAATAACGTGACTCAATTAGAAAATACATTTTTATTAGAACTTAGGTGTGCATTTTGTCCACCTAATATTACCGACTCGGAACAAGAAAATAGGTTTAGTACCTTTTCGTCTGGTATAGGAAAATTTATTTCTATACATGGTAGGTATTTGTATGTTAGGTAACTCTTGTGAACCGTTAGTGCAAATACCACAAAATATAACTAAAATATTAGCAGATAACAACATTAGGGTTTTCCTTAATAAAGGGTCGTTGAAATTGAAGGAAAGCTATGATGCAGTTTATGTTGTTTTACCAATGTATGCAGTTATTGGCATAGATAGGTCAGAGCTTTTGTAAAACTTGTTTAAAAAATCAAAATAAATATGGTTAAAAATAAAATATTGTTAATAACAGGTGGTACAGGAATGGTAGGGAAAGCGATTATGCGAAATCTGCCTGGTACCCTGTCAGCTATCCCAATTAGTTCAAAAGATTTTGATCTACGGAGTCAAAAACAAACGCAAAACATGTATGAAAAATACGTACCAGATGCGGTTATACATTTAGCTGCCAAAGTTGGAGGCGTAAAAGCAAACAGCGAACAAGTAGCAGATTTTTTTAATGAAAACATATTAATAAACACAAATGTGCTTATGGAAGCCAACAAAAACAATGTACAGAATGTCATTTCTTTATTAAGTACTTGCGTGTATCCAGATAAAGACTATGTTGAATATCCGCTAACAGAACAACAATTACACCTTGGTCCGCCCCATGAATCAAACTTTGGATATGCATATGCTAAAAGGATGGTAGAGGTACAGTCTAGAGCCTTTAGAAAACAATATAATAGAAACTATATAACCGCAATTCCTAATAATATTTTTGGACCAGAGGATAATTTTGATTTAGAGAATGGCCACGTGCTTCCAACCATTATTAGAAAAATATTTGAAGCGAAGATTAGTAACACCGCTCCTGTTTTTTGGGGCTCGGGGAATCCATTACGAGAATTTACTTTTGTAGATGACATAGCTAAGTGTTTATTAAAAATGTCTGGCGAAAGTGGTGAGATAGAAGAAAAATTCTATACTAGTGAAATGCCATATAATATTGGAACGAATAAAGAAATATCAATTAAAAAAGTTGTGTATATGGTAGCAAACATACTTGAATATCATGGGGAAATTTTGTGGGATAGAAGTAAACCTGAAGGGCAGTTTAGGAAACCTAGCAATTCTACTAATTTTAAACACAAATATTTGCCGCTAGAGGATGGACTAAAAATTACGTGTAAATGGTTTGTCGAAAATTATCCAAACGTAAGGGGAATTAACAAAAATTAATAAATTACAAAAACAAAAATGTTTTTACATGAAAAGTCACCATTATCGAGGACTTAAACACTTTTATTAAAAATGGTATAAAAATACTGTCTAAAGATATAATTTTTCCTCCAAAAGTCGTATACTGTTGATTCACAGGTGATGAGTGTAGACTAAAATATAATTTCACGATCATATAGGTGAATATAAACATAGCGAGTGTACAAATAAGTGGAGAAGAAAATAATGACAAAAAATAAAAAGGTTGCTCTTTGCACCGGAATTACGGGCCAAGACGGAAGTTATCTTGCTGAACTTCTTCTGGAAAAAGGTTATAAAGTAGTTGGTATAAAACGAAGAGCATCTACAATTAGCACAAGTCGTGTTGACCATATTTTCAATCACCCAAATTTTCATTTAGAATACGGAAATATGACAGACACACACTCTCTTTGGAGAGTAATGTCCAAATACAAACCCGATGAGATATATAATCTAGCAGCACAAAGTGATGTTAGAGCATCTTTTGACGTTCCAGAGGAAACATTAGAAGTAGATGGAATGGGCACGCTAAAACTTCTAAATGCTTTTAAGGAAGTTTGCCCAACATCTCGTTTTTATCAAGCCTCCACTAGCGAACTTTACGGTGTCAATCTAGTCCACCCCCAAAATGAAGAAACGCAGATGATACCGGCCTCTCCGTATGGGGCAGCTAAGTTATATGCACATCATCTATGCAGAAATTACAGAGAAAGTTATGGTCTCCATGTTTCTTGCGGGATACTTTTTAACCACGAAAGCCCACGCCGAGGGGAAACTTTCGTAACAAGAAAAATTACACAAGCAGCTGCAAGAATTAAGCTAGGGAAACAAGAAGTTCTAGAGCTTGGAAATTTAGATGCAAAAAGAGATTGGGGGCACGCAAAAGATTTTGTTGAAGGAATGTTTTTGATGGTTCAACAAGATGTCCCTAGTGACTATGTTTTGGCGACCGAGGAAGCACATACGGTACGAGAATTTTTAGAAGAAGTATTTAGACTTGCAAACTTATCAACGGACAAACATGTACGTTTTAATAAAAGACTTTTACGTCCGCAAGAGGTTCCATATTTGCTCGGAGATGCGACAAAAGCAAAAAACATTTTAGGTTGGGAGCCTAAAGTTAAATTTACGGAACTTGCTAAAGAAATGTATGAAGCTGACCTCGCCAATGAAATGAAAAATGACAAATAATGCCATCTAGTATGATACAAAATACCTGTTATCCATAAGAATGGTTTAAGTGAAACAAACTGCTATCTCAAATGGAGAAATTAATGACAGAAGATTTATTAACCGTTGATAATAAATTATTAGACGATCTTTTTATCAAACCGACTAAAAAGAAAAAAGTATTATTATTGTCTGACCACCCGTTAGCTCCTAGTGGAGTTGGTATTCAAGCTAGATTTTTAATCGACGGTTTGATTCAAACAGGAAAATATTCTTTTCGTTGTTTGGGCGGGGCGATCAAACATCAAGACTACCAAACAATTAAAGTCAATGATGATTTTATTATTAAGCCTGTTGACGGGTTTGGTACTCATGACATGATTAGACAAATATTAGCAACAGAAAAGCCAGATGTTTTGTTGATCTTCACAGATCCACGCCAGTTTATTTGGCTCTGGGAAATCGAAGATGAGGTTCACCAATTGTGTCCAATTGCTTATTGGCATGTTTGGGACAATGATCCTTATCCAGATTATAATAGGGTGTGGTATGAATCTACTGACCTCATTAGTTGTTTGTCATATAAGACATATGAACTTGTTAAGCCGCATTTTCCAGAAACTACAACATACATTCCGCACTCCTTTCCCAAAAATGTTTATTTTGAGATTCCCGTTGAGGAAAGAAACACCCTTTTGGTGCAAAACTTTGGACCTAGAGCAGATTGGTTTAAAGCGTTGTGGGTCAATAGAAATGCAACTAGAAAATTACCAGCTGATGTATTAGATTCTTGGAAGTTATTTCTAGATAACCTAGAGGCCAAACACGGGCACAGAAATGCCCTTCTAATAATGCACACGGACCCAAAAGACCCAGAAGGTCCAGACTTGTTGCAAGTAACTGAGCGACTTCAATTACAAAATAATGTATGGTTTTCAACAGAGAAACTTCAATTTGATAAAATGAATACACTTTATAATCTTGTAGATGTTACTGTAAACGTATCAAAAAATGAAGGTTTTGGATTGTCTACACTCATTTCTATGCAAGTAGGAAAGCCTATAATCGCACTTAAAACAGGAGGCGAAACAAGTAAAGTTGTAGATTATCGTGATGGTTCTACACACGGGGTTGCGTTAGACCCTGCAAAGCGTTGTTTGGTTGGGTCTCAATTAGTTCCATATATCTATGAAGATTATGCAAGCACCGAAGATCTAGCAAAAGCATTCATGACTGTTCATGATTATACTCCTGAAGAAAAAAAAGTACTTAGCGAAAAATGCAAAGCATACGTTGAGTCAGAATTCAAGTATGAAGACATGATCAAAAAGTGGGACGAAAAATTAACGGATTGTATTGATAGATTCCAAAAGACCGGACAACAAAATCGCTGGGAATTGATGTCGCTCGAACCATCTTTAGGGCGTGAATTGACCTCGGGGCCTGAGGTCACACCAGAAACCTCCACACCTTCTACAAAAACTGTTGAAAAGAAAAGAATTTCTTCAATACAATCAGTACAAAATAAAGCTACAACATCATTACCAAAAACCAGTAAAACTAAAGTAAAAAAGAAGAGTCGTCCAAAAGGAAAGACATCTAATAGGAGAAGTCGATGAGTAAACAAATACAAGAACTTGGAAATATAGACGATCTTTTAAAAAACGATACAGAAGATTTATTTCTTAAAAAAGAAAAGCAAAAGAAAAAAGTAATTTTACGTGCCCCTGTTCTTACCCAGTCAGGATATGGAGTTCATTCCAGACAAGTTGCTAGGTGGCTTTTTGAACAAATAGATAATAGAGATGATCTGGAACTTTTTATAGAACCATTACGCTGGGGAGTTACACCTTGGGTAGTTAATACTGACGCCTACGATGGGTTGGTAGGTCGCTTGATACAACACGCAGTTGTATCAGATAGTTATGATGTTTCAATGCAACTACAACTTCCAAACGAATGGAACCCCTTTCTAGCTGACTATAATATAGGAATTACAGCGGCGGTTGAAACAGATAGGTGTTCCCCGGAATGGGTAAGCTGTGTAAACCAAATGGACCTTGTTGTGGTTCCGTCAGAATTTGTCAAAAGGGTGTTTTTAAATACTGGCGAGTGTACTACTAAAATTGTAGTCTTACCAGAAGCGTTTACAGATAACTGCTTAGTTAGTCTTGTAGATTCAACTGTTTCAACAGATTCTGTTTTAGACCTATCAAAAATTACTACTGATTTTAATTTTTTAGTATTTGGTCAATTCTGCGGCAATAACCCAGAAAATGATAGGAAAAATTTAGTTTATACCATCAAGTGGTTATCAGAAGAGTTTAAAGACAGCCCAGAAGTTGGAGTTATCATAAAGACAAATTTTGGACGAAACTCAAAAATGGATAGAGCAAATACGGTGAATATACTTTCTAAAGTATTGCTTGAAACAAAAAAAGGTCTAGGCCCAAAGTTTTATCTGCTACATGGAGATATGACCGACAATGAAGTTGCCAGTTTGTACCGACACCCCAAGGTCAAAGCTTTAGTTAGTTTAACTAGAGGCGAAGGTTTCGGGCTTCCGATTTTAGAAGCAGCTGCCTGCGGATTACCAGTAATAGCTACAAATTGGAGTGCTCATACAGAATTTTTGAATTTAGGAAAGTTTGTTAAAATAGATTATAATCTTGTGAAAATTCATGAAACAAGAGTAGATAATAAAATTTTTCTTGCAGAAATGCAATGGGCAAATCCAATTGAAGAAGATGTCAAAAGAAAGTTAAATAAATTTTACCACAGTCCTGGCGTGCCTCAACAATGGGCAAAGGAACTGGCGAAGAAGCTGCAAGAAAATTACAGCTTTTCGGCTATCAGCGAACAATATACAGAAACGTTTAAGGAAGTAATATAAATGTTTAGTTTATTAGGTGTTTTCACAGTATTTTTAACTATTAGTTTAGTATTTGCAACAATATTTTTATGGAAATTTGCAAAAATAATTATGATATTTGAAGATGACATCGACGAAACACTTGAGTCACTAAACAATGTAGAAAATTCTATGAGTGAAATCTTAAATATGCAAATGTTTTTTGATAGTCCGGAGGCTAAAAATTCTGTACAAGGTGCTTTAGAAGAAATCAAGTTATGTAAAGGCGTGGTTAATAAGATAATTCATAAATTTACAGCTAGAAGTAAACGAAAGTATGTTACTGTTTGGGAAAACCCAGAATATTTTTCTGGACAACAACAACAGGAAGAAGAATTTTTGCCGAGATTACCAGGCCAGCCTCCGGGAACTCCAAATCCCCTGGAAACGCTTCGCCGTGAAGGGATGATTTTGGATGTTAGACACCAAAACAAATAATACTACTAAAATTACTAGAATACCATCCGGTGTTAGCGGAGTAAAATTAGATGAAGACGGAAACGCTATCAAACCAAGTAAAAAAAGGTTTGGAAGGCCATCAAAAAAAGATAAAATAGTCAGAAGAAAGCCTGGCACAAAATCTAATCAGTATTTTACTATGCATACACAAGATGCAATTGTAAAATATCAAGAAGCAAAAACAGACGAAGAACGTGAAATAATTTATGTCAAAGAAATTCTTCCGTCTTTTGATTCGTTAATTGAAAATCTTATTAATGTTTATGGGTTCAAGGTAATGCATGAAACAAAACAAGATTTAAAAATTGAGTGTTTGGAATTCTTGTATTCAGCAGTTAATAAATTTGACGTCTCGAAAGGCTCAAAAGCGTTCTCGTATTTTAACGTTGTTGCTAAAAATTGGCTCACAATTAAATCAAAACAGAATTCTAAGAAAATTAAAAAATATGTAAGTCTAGATTATCAAGAAAATCTTTCACAGGTAGACATAGAAGCAATTGAGCGAAATAATTTTGTGCCCGGATATGATGAAATTATGTCAACACAGGATATGAAACAGTTATTAGAATCCATTGTTGCCGAACTAGAAAATCGTGTCAAGACAGAAAATGAAAAACGTACTCTAGAAGCTATAAATATTATAATTGAAAATCTTGATGATATTGATTTGTTGTCAAAAAGAGCAGTACTTCTTTATATTAGAGAAATTACGGCACTTAACTCAAAACAATTGAGTATAGTTTTGTCAAATTTAAAGAAACATTATAAAGAACTACGTAAAGTAGAGGGTTTTGGATACTAAAAATTATTTCTTAGACAAAACATTACCTCTAATCTGTGCTAACTCTATAGCTATAAGCAACAGTGAACTATCCACCCACGGCAGAACCGATGGGTGGAATTTTTTACGCTCCTGTATAAAATTAAAGTAGTTGGTTTATGGAATTTTTATCTACATTATATTCAACCAACAGATGTAGGTAACAATTATGTTTACAAACCACTGAATACAGATGCAGCCGTGGCAAAAGTTTTAAAATACTTTTGAAAAACAAGCAACACCATTATAGGATATTCCCTACTCGATGAGTAATTTACCGTGGGCACTGATACGTTTTACAAATAGAAATCCACTACAGCCTCTACAATAAGCTACACGGTACTAAAAACTTGGTCTCGTAGTCCACTGTAAGCTATGTAAAAATTATAGTAAAAAGATTTATAAAAGTATCTGAACCATTATCATCATTATAAACTTTTCCAACGAAAAATACATGTTGGTCCCTACCATTTTTAACAGGGAATGTTCCAAAGTCTATTACGTCAAGCTTGGACATTTCATTTTGTCCTACTTCAAAAAACTGCGCAAAAATATTACTTTGTTTTGAGGTTTCTGTAAAGTGTATTAGGCTCATATACCCATTACGCTCAAGTTTATTTAGCTCTGTTTCCAAATCATCAAATGAAAAAATAGATTTTTGATTTAGACTTACATATTCTCCCAAGGGCGTAGCGTCTGTAGAACCGAGTCTTGGCCTATTTACTGGCGGTAAAAAAGTATAGTTTGGAATATGACTCAAACGTCTATCTTGGAAAAAACTATCTGCTTTGGTAACATCAATTGTAGAAATGTTATCTTTGTTAAAAGGTTTTTTATTTGTAATACTGTGAGTTACAGCAGTCGGACCTACCATAAATTCTAAATTTTCCGCATCTAAAGGGTCTGGACTTCTTAAAATATACTGATTAGAAAAATTATTTGTGGAAGATTTTAACAAATGCTCACCAAGACTATTGAAGATAGACCCTGTTATTACCGTATTTATTTGTCCGTCAGCTGTTGAAGACAATATTTGCCCGCCACGAAATATAAATTTAGTTGAGCCAGATACTGGGAATCCCGTCAACATTCCGCTGTCATCTGCTTCAATAGAAATTGTATCTTGTGGCAAGCTGGTTGCTTCTAGTTGTATTCTATATGTTTCATCAAGTCCGCCAGAAACAATTGTTTCTTGCGAATAATGCATTCCTGCATCTGTGAAGGCATAAAACTTAGCTTGTAGTTTACCTGCGGCAATTTGTTTTCGACCTTCAACAGTTAAGATAGTGTCAAAAAGTCTATTTTTTGGATTTAAAATACCAGACATAATATAATTTCTTTACTTAAATATCAACCATCGAAGAAAGGTTGACCACTCCGATACTTTGCATCAAACATTCCGCTATCTCGTCTATTGAAATCTGTAGGGGAAGAGGCGGTGACATAGATTTTTGCTTTATTGCTTATATCGGATCCGCTAATAAAATTTATTTGAACTGGAAATTCTATATTACCATTTATATCTGTGAAAGCAGTATAAATTCTTGGTTCTAACATGTCTCTAAAGTGTCCATATCTAGAACGCCTAAATTTTATTTGTGCATGAACTGGTGAAGAATTATAAAGTCCATACCTAAATCCCCGGATTACCATACCAGCCAAAAAGTCTGGATCTGGAAATTGCCTAATCAAAAATCCTGGCATTCTTTTAAGTTTTGTAGATATCCCAGTTTTAGGCAAAAATCCATCACCAATACTGTAAAAAAATTTATTTTGTATGTTAAAAGGAAGCTCTAGAAATTGTGTCGGCCAATAACTCTCAAAATTTACAACGCCAGGTGCAAAATCAACTGTTGGGTTAGACGAACTTATATCTACTAAAGTAAAAACATCTCCGCTTGGATCTTGAAAAGTAATATTGACAAGAGTAGTCATTGACGCAGTAATAACTTGTAAATTTCTTCCGAAGGTAAAATTTTTATCCACTTGTTTGTATTCAGTTTGAAAAGGAAAATTTGTTAACCAAGGAGAGTATTTTCTAATAATAACGTTAGCAGAGGAAGAAACCGGAGTAGCTATTGCATTCAAATCTGGGTCAGAAAGAAACGTATAAGAACCTGAGAACACCCACTCATTATTTATAGTTGCAATTTGCACAATATCAGGTGTCACTGAATCTACTATTGTTTTATCATTTTCTACGACGGTGAAGTTAGATACAGAACCAGCGATTTGCCTAGAATTAATAAAATCATGATATCTACTATGTCTCCATTTAGAAACTTTGGAAAGATATTTTTGAGTAATACCAGTTGTTTTTAAAGCTGCTATTTGTCTTGTAGAATTGTCAATAGTACTTGACAAAAAGTCAATGTTGTTTTTAAACAATGAGCCGAATATGATATTATCACTGTAACTTCCGCTATAACTTGTTATTGGTTCTGTTTCAATTTGGTCAAATATAATCATATCTTTATCCAATTATTTCATGGACAACATTCGAAGTTGTTTCTTGGTTAAGTGTATCGTGATGTTCTTTTCCTGCGACAATTTGCGAACCATAAATAGTCATTTTAAAATTTCCTGGGTGAAAGGTAATTCTCCCAGCCCATGAACCATTACCAGACAATAAACTAGGGAACTGTGGTACAGGCATTTGCCATCCAAGGACTAATTGATCTCCTGGCTGTATAATATATGGGTTATTCAAATAGTGATTTTTAATTCCGTCGATCGTTAGAATTCTTAATCCTGAAGTGAATCCTGCAAAATCTTTAACAAACACAGTACCGCTTCCGAAAGGGGTTCTCCAATCTCTTCCGGTCTGCTGTAGCAAACCAAGCGAATTTCTACCAGATCTAGTGTTTCTCGTAAAAAAACTGCTGCCAAGAGGATTAACCTCTGTTCGTATAAGAGATAGGTTTGCCTCCTCAGCAATCGCCCCAACAGCTAACCCTTTTTGATTTTTTGTTGGTACTCTCGCTGCTGTTTCTAATTTAAGATATTCAGACCATCCAACTCCAGACATCTTCGGTTCTGCTGATTGTAGGACCGAATCTCTATCAAATAAATCTTTTGTATTGTAAAATGAAGTTTCGCCAGAGCCGCCACCAGAGTGACTAACAACTGTAATAAAGTCTGAGTTGTAACTTGTAATATTATGCCAAGTAATTAAATCACGTATTGTACTTACGCTCCTACTCGGAATTAAAATTGGCATTGTACCTGATTTCTCCCCGAAAGCTATTTCATCACGGGAACTAAATAAATCAATTGAAGTACTGACATGAAAATTCTTCCTCTGATTTAATAAAAATGCTGTATTTATAGCGCCAGAAATGTTATATTGGGCGGCATAAGCAGAATTCCATTGTGTTTCGTCCCCATGTTCATAGGTTGAAGAAATTTCCATTACAACTTTTTCTACTAAAAATGGCTCTGAAATATAATCAGAAACATTGATTGTCTGCGTGCTTTTCGCATGATATTTGACATGGGCTGGAAAACCAAAAGTAGAAATTGGGATCCCGGCATTAGCTAAAGTAGCAACAGCCCCCGTAGAAATCATTTGTGACGGAGCGAAACCAATATATAATTCATCTAACAACTCAACTGGAGCAGAATTTAAAAATGGGTATGTTTGGCCTCTTCCAAGCCCTTCCCACTCTTTAGCATTCGGGCTATAGTAAAACATTTGGAAATTTCCGTCAGTAGTTTGGTATGCATCAAAAGATTGGGAGTAGGTAGTTTCAGAAGTAACTGATATATCAATTTCTATTTTTGTTTTTGACCAAAGAGGGCTTGAGAATCCTTCGCCTGCATCAGATATTTTACTTCCGGTGGTATAAAATAAGTTATTAGAAGATTTTCCGTCAACTTCCGGGTGGTTATCGTCTTCAAACGGTTGAAGATTTTGCGCACCAGATAACGTAAACTTTATATACTGGTCTTCTACCCCTTTTCTGGGAACAGCTGATACGGAAAGTGAGCTAGTAGTTTCTGTGTCTATATTAACAGAGTTAACTGGCAGTAATGATGGATAAAAAACATTTTCGGGTAAAAACATTTGTGTTACTGTGTCATCAAACCTAAGAGGAGTTTTTCCAGTTCTATTATCACTGGCAATTCTTAGTTTAGTTGGATAAGAGCCAGTCATCGCATCTTGTTGACTTAATTGTAACTTTGCCGGGAGACCTTTAATTCTTGTTTTTTTATTGACTCTAGTCATGATCCTTTAATCATTCCCGCAAATGCAATACTGTCGGTTCCATAACGAGCCGCTCCGTTTCCATAAACAATATTTCCTGCTGTGGCAGATTTTCTATCATAAGTTCCACGAATATCTTCGTCTAAACCAAATTTCATTTTTTTAAGTTCTGATATAAAAGTTACATCGGTTGTATTGATTTGTTCAACAATTTGTTCATCTCGGGTATCGTTAAACGGAACAACATCTCTTTGGTTGAAAGCCGCATATCCATCAATTACTATTGCATTTTCGAGGGGTCCATAATATTCACCGCCCTCATCTAAGAAAAATCGAGGTGAAGTCGGGATATTATATTCAATAAATTGTTCTACTCTTGTAGTCCCACCATCAAGGTTATCAAAATTATTTCCATCTTCTAAGCTAGCTTTTGGAGATCTTGGAAAATAATTTCCATATGGATTAGGCTTTCTAAACGGAATAGTAAAAGGTTCAATTGAAGCTTCTTCTTCTTGTTGTGGACCATTATTAAAAACAATAGGAAACGGATAACTTGAACCAGAATCTACATACCAAACTGGATTAAATATTGGTAATTCTTCGAATATTGCACTATTTCCAAATTCTACTGAGTCTCGTGCTTGCCCGATAGTTGAGACTTTTATATAGTGGTGAAGGTTGCCTGCCCAGATTTTTGGTTGCGTAGAACCATATAAATCTTTACTAGACCTAATTGAAACTCCTTGTCGAAACTTATCAATAAGAGTTGTATCATATCCCTGAGATGAGTTTGCGAAAACATTTTTAGCTTGCTCAATACGCCGAGCGGCGCCATCATAAAAAGGAGTAAACTCATTTCCTGCAAAGTCTTCATTTTCGTCAATTGTAATAGCCATATAATCAATTAGTATAGTTTAGAAGTTTATATCCAATAAGGATATTTTAATACTTCCCTATCGACCCCGCAATAATTCTTAGTAAAATTGTATCTCTTAAACTTTGTCTGTGATTGTCCCCAAGATATATATCTTCAGAAAAATATTGTACTTTTGGACGTTCTAAAATTGCACTTTCTATAACAAAATTTGTGCCCAAGAATTTTGTTTTGTTCGGTAATAATTGCGATATAAACGTTCCAAGGTTTGTATCAAACCACTTATAAAATTCAAAAAATACTTTTAGAGACATTTTATCAGTCAGTTTATTAAAATAAATGTCTCTCAACACTTCTAGGTCAGGATAATCAGGAGAAAACAATAATTCCGGGTTACCAAGAATATTATCATAGGCTTCTAAGCTAGAAAATATGGTTATAATATCTTGGTCTAATGCATCAGTAATTGAGTAATCTATTGTAAATTTTGTGTTATCTGTTGGTTGTTCTGAGCCAACAACATCATATCTTGGTGCTAGTTCAGACCAGGGAGTATCTTGTACGTTTTCAAAGTTTTGGAACGAACGGATACGCACTTTTTCTGTAGTAGAAGCCTGGTCAAACTTTGGAGAAAGATAACTATAAAAAAATCTTTCTGGGTCAATAATAGAAGAACTTGCTATGAATCCAGAACCTGATAAGCTAAATGAATTTTGAGAAAAATCAGTTAGGATAATCTCTCCAGAAGAATTTGATTCTGTTACAGGTTGGTCAGTTGAAACATCGAAACGAAGTCTTTCAAATGAACCTGTAGGTGTAGTAGAAAAATTAAAGTTTTTTGTTGGGTCAACAACGCCGACTGATCGGTAGTTTCTAACGTGTTCAGGCCATTCTGCGTCAGTTATAAACTTTGAATAAAATTTAAAGTGTCCAGCTTTTCCAGTAAAATTAGTAGTTTTTTCTATTGCCCCGGTGTCATTTCCATTCAAATATATTGCTGCTGCAATTGAATCTAGAGATTGTGAGCCAATGGTTATAAAAGACCCTGAAGATGCTGCCGCAGGTGAAGTTGATGTCCACACGCTTCCATTAGTTCCGGCAAATAAATCATTATAATATGATGAAGTTGAGTGTGATTCAATAATCTCGCCAAAATTTTGTTTTGCTAAGCGTAGAAAGTATGAACTTGAAACATCTGAGGACAAACCATCATCGTTTCTTCTTCTTCCAAAAGATACGTACCATTGATCATTATCAAATAAATCTGCACCAGTAATCGCAAGAGATAACACAGGATATCCAGAACCCGGAACTGAATAATTTCTAACAAAAAGAGTCGTGTAGCCGCCCTTTACAGAAACAACATTTGCAGTTACTCCATTTCTAACCGTTGAACCTGTAACATTGAATCTTACCAAGCTTTGTGAGATTGTAGATTGATTAGCATTTGGGAATTTATACAAACCTTCAAATGACCAACTTCCAGAAGTTAAAAGAGAATTATTCGTAGCATCAGGACCTGGGTATGGAAAGCCGGGCTCAGAACGACTAGAAACTAAATACGGACTAGTGACAATACCGCCAGAAATGAAATTAAGCATTGTAGAAATTTCATTTCTATTATCTCTTGCAAATGATAACGATAGTTTATTAGGCCCGCCATATTCTCTAATTCTAAAATTGTTATCTGGTTCAATTCCCACAGACCTAATAAAAGATTTTACACTGTGTATTGTACCTTTTGATTGCAATACATCTTGTAAATTTATTAAGATTCTTCTCCAAATTTGGTTTCTAACACTTTGTAGCGTTAGATCATTTGTTCCAATGTCACTTTGAATATTTTCAGCTTCAATAAATTGTTCTATAGTGCTGCCGTCAAACAACGGAGGTAATTCTATACCTTCGTTTCTTGCATATTGTAGTAAAAATTGGTCTGGAACTGTATCTGTTATATCATAATCTACTGTATCTAAAGTACTAAGTGTTTGGATATAAAGTTTTGTTTCATCAAAAAATTTAGCCCACGTGTATAACAACAAAAGAAATACTTGTGTGGCTCCTAGTTTGGTTGACCTCGGGTCTGTCCCGCTTTCCAAAATTTCTGTGATTTGTCCTGTTTCAGTAGCAAGGCCGTCTTGCTCCTGCCCTTCGAGAAAATAATGCACAGGGACAAGTTTAGTAATTAAATTTGGATTTTTGAGGTCGTATCTAGAAGCAGAAAGTAAAAGTTCTGTTCTGGTAGAAATCAGGTCCGGGTATGACGGGAACAAAACTGGAGAGTTGCTCATTTTTTCATAAACCATTGGACTTGCACCAGCAATTTGTCCTGTAGGAATATTCATTACGTCTAAAAGAACACCTTGAGTATTTATTTTTCCATGAACAGAGTTTGTTGAATAATCTAAAATTATTGAGGAGTTACTTCCAGAAGGTTCGTTAAATTTAAAATAAAGCTGCAATCCGTCTTCAGCAAATATAGATTTTTCTTTATATAGATTTCTTTCATCTGCTGAACGTACCTTGTGCCAAATTCTTAATTCATCTAACGCACCAGAAAAAGTAGTGGTAGGGGTAAATAAACTGGTTACGGCACTACCAGAGCCGATTAAAAGATCAGAGGTCTGTGTAGAGATTGTCTTAAACTCAATAGGCTGAGAAGAACTAGCAAGTAAGTTTTGGTTAACATAACAAAATGATTGTTGTACGCCTGGAGTTCTATCCCATACCCAAGCAACATGATTCCATTTTCCTTTATCTAAATTTACACTAACAACATCTTCTATTGCACCAGAAACAACATTAAAAGAAACTGACGCAGACGTAGTGCTGGCGGAAGGGTTGAGATTTATAAAAAATCCTTGTCTTGTTGTTATAGTCCCGTCATCATAATGTTTATCAAGGATCATTGAGCCAAAATTTTGTTCTTCCGGAATATATGCCCAAAATTCTACTGTCATAGAATTTTCGCCAGGATTTATTATTGTGTCGCCAGTGTTTTTCGAGGACACCGCCGGGTAGGCAGCGCCAGCAGTATCTTTTACTGTTATATGTGTTCCTAAATCCCCTGGTGTAGTCGTACTACCAGAAAAAAACATATATCCAATATTTTTAGGGAACAAATCATAAATATATTTTTCAAAACCAGTTAGTGACGCAAAAAAATCTTCAAATTCTGATTTTTGTCCGTCAAAAGGAAATTCGTTAAAAATTTTCTCAAAAGCTACATTTGTTTTAACCTGTGCGCTATTGTAGAAAGTATGATTTTCGAATTGTGTCCAGTCTATATTTATTTGTTGAGTAGAACGTAGCCCAGCACCGTCTACGGAATATTTAAAACTTCCTGTATTTAAAATACTACTATCGACAAGTTGGTTGTTCTGGGTAGAAAACGCAACACTTTGATGGCTAGCGCCCTCACGTAACCCTCTAGTAGTAGTAGAAGAAAATAACCCAGGTCTGTTAAGAGTTAAATTTTTAGTGTTGTTTCTAATTTCTGCCATTTGGATTTAGTATAAATAGGAAACTAACTTATTTTTAGAAATGAATTAGTAATTTGAAAATTAGTTATGGCAAAATTTTAAATCGAAATCCCTGATTCGTAATTGTGACATCTCTTCCAAGGCCAGCGCCGCACAAAAGTTCTATTTCATAAACTTCATTTGTCTCAAGATCTGAAAAGTAGAAATCAAAATACATTCCATCTACGTCTGTAGACATTTTTGTTGCAGCACCCCACGGAATGATTATTTCTCTTGTCCAGGCTTTGATAAGCTGCCACCGCATATCAGGGATAATAACAGACTTCAGAGAAATTGGGACCTTAAACCCTGGAACCTCTTGGTTATAATCTGATGCAAATACTCTTAATCTTTGAGTTTCGTTTGAGTTATATTCGTGTTTTAAATTAGTAATATTTGCAACTAGGTTAGTCCCCATGACGTTACTAGCATGACCGTGAAATTTACGAAAAACTACATTGTTTTTGGCATATTGTACTGTAGAATCAAGGCTCTTCCAAAATACATCAAAAAGAACTTCTTCTCGGTCCCCTACAAAAGAAAATAACTCAGAGTCTTCTACGCAAGATAAGTTAAAAGGGGATTTGTAAATTCCTATTTGTGCTAAAGAGCCGAAAGAAGCTTGACTGCCACTATACGATCTCGAAAAATACACTAAACTGTTGGTAAGATAATTGATGCTCTGACTATGCGAAGGGCTCCAAGAGGAGGTTATAATTTTAACACTTTTAGAAGATATCAACTCCATCAATAAGCTGTTATCTCCAACAACCTCAGTGCTCCCGGAAAAGAAATTTCTATGTAGACCTTGAGCAATATTATACACATATAAACTAGAGGATAGGTCAAAAAATGGTTTGTACCCTGGGTCTGGTATACTATCATCATATGTAACAACTAATTGTGGATGTAAATTTTTATTAAAAGAGTGCCTAGTTCCAAATCTTTTAACGAAATAAGTTGTAGCGTTTTCTTCTTCTGTAGTGGAAAATGAAATTCTAAAACCATTATTTGGAATAATACCAGCTAAACTTGCAGAAACTAATCTAGTAACATCTATAGAAAGATTTTCGTCTCCTCTATTAAAGTTTTGCGTGACGCCCAGGGGGACAAGTCCATACCCAAGGTTCCCGCTAACAATAACATCTACATCTTCACCTAAAGATCCTGTCGCACCCGCCCCAGCTTGCGACCAAGTAACTTCTGGGGACAGAGAAGCAGTTAGCCAATTAGCAGCATCTAGGTCTCTATAAGAAATAACGTCTTGTCCCCTCCCTTCGTCAAAAGATTTAGAAAGTGGGAAAAGTTCAAGTGTAAAATTTGAAGGTACTGTTTGTCCGCCGTATACATCAAATAATTTCACTGTTGCACTAAAACTACCAGTGGAAAAATCTAAAATACTACCAGTTAGATCTTGAAGTTTTGAATAATCAAATTTTATTAACGCTCTTGAAATTTCGACAATTGAACTAGTGCTTGCTGGAATAGTTGTTTCATTGTATAATTTATAAAGATCAATAGTACCAGCATTCCCGACATTAGAATCAAGTGAACGAGATCCTGCAATGTACTTATTTTGAATGTATGTATCTTTGTCGGCTTTTAATATTCTGTACATGGTTGATTTTCATTCTTTAAATAGGGCAGAGACTCTATTTTGTCTCAACTATATACTAGCTCCTGAAATATCAAATCCAGTATATCTTACCTCAAACATAGAGCCAGGAGGCCCAATAATAATTCCCCTGTCGGTGTTAGCCTCAATGTCAAACTGTACATCCGAATAAAGACGTGGGTTTGTCGTTCCGACGGTGCCTGTTATATTTTTGATATTTACACTGTTAACTGCAAGAACGCCGGGGTTATTGAAAATGATATTTTGTATTTCTGCTATTATGATGGGTTGATTTATTTCGAAATTTTTTGTATTGAAAAACGCTCGTAATCTATTAATAACCGTTTGTAATACTAAATTTGAATTGTATCCAGGATCAACTACAATAGAAAATTCAACTTTGATGTTAATAACTTGTACATCAAGAATGTCGATGGCGTCAGAAATAATTCTGTAGGAATTCAAAAACTTCCTCAGGTTCATTTTTAAGCTGTCTGGGGACGTGACTAATTTTTTATCTTTATCTCTAGAAATGATAAACAACCTAGCAGATAAAGGATTATTTGGGTCTGGTTGGACAGACGCTCTAAAAACTCTTCCAAAGTTTGAAGGCATGGTATATATTCTAGCCAGCAAATCTTCTTTTCCGACGATTCGACCCTGAGAAGCCTTTACCGCAGGCACTCGTTGTTTTAACTCATTTACTGTAGGAGCATCCTCGCCACCCTCGGCCGGTGCAAAATTTTGTGCGTCGATTGATTGTCTAACAAATTGGGAAACCTCTGCTGGTGGGTTTCCTGGAAAACTAATGACAAGATTTGTTAACCCTCGAATTTGTCTAATACCAATATTATGACTTAACCCTCCCCCATATCTATATTCAATTGTAACAATACTGCCTGGGGCTAAAACACCAAAAGTAGTAGTTTGTAATAGCTTTCCTGGATTTAAAGTAAATCGTGAAAAAGTTTTTTTACCATAAAGAGGAATTGCAAACTCTGATGGGTCCGGGATGATGTCATCATCAATTGTAACTGCTGAACCACCACCAAAAGTTAAAGTAGTTAATCTAGACAGTAGTGAAGTATTTGAAATAAATCGGTATGGGGCAGGAATAGGAACAAGATTGTCAGATACCATCTCTGAATCATTAGTAATATTTTTAATCGCTTTGAATACCGTGTCCTGAGTTAAAAATCCAACTTCGTGATATTCATTTCCAAGATTATCTGTAACTCGAATTATTTCTGTGACATTTTCTTTTGAAAGAGTAAATTTTTTGAAAGCTTGAAAGCTCCCAACGGAAAAAGAATCTGTCTGCCTAAATCCAGATATGCTAATACTAGGACGAGTTAAAATAAAAGTTGTCGGGTTATTATTAATATCTCGGTTTCCTATGGAAATCTCTGCTAATAAATTTCCATTTCCATCTGTCTCGGAGAAATCTATATTTTCTGTTACTTCAAATTCTGTTCCATTTTGTGCTCTGGATATTGTTCCCTCATGAATTATTGGCAATGCCTCGGGGTCAGGAACAGCAGGATTACCTGTTGCAGGAACTTCTAAAATTATTGAAGGAGTTAAAACAGCTGGAGATGCACCCACTATTGGCACGCCAGCCTTTCTAATGATACGTTCGATGTTAACTGATTCAACCGCAGTATCAATGTTTAATTCATGAAACTGGTGGTCAAGATAAAAAGACATAACATCGCCAGTATAAGCAGCAAAGTCCAATAACATGCCTCCCAAGCTCGCCTCGGAGAAATCTCTAATTTGATTTGGAAAGTTTGTTCTTGCGTAATCTAATAGATCCGCCTTAAGACTATCAAAATCTTTATTAAGATATTTTCTTTCTCTTATTTGTTTAAGAATTTTATTTTTTGAACTTATGACCATTTTTTACTCATATGATGAACAAATTGATTTCTAGAAATTTGTTTTTTACATTTAATCTTGGGATAGCATAAGACAAAAAAATTCGAATATTCCCTGTGAATTGATTGTCTTCTAAATCTGGAAAACTTTCGAAGCCGATTGGAGAAACAAAAGGCATCCATTTTGATATAGTAGAGTTTATTCGAACCATAGCTTCAGTATCAAAATCATCTTTGTTGCTGTATTCAGTAACTAATGGCTGTAAGTTAGCCCCAAAATCATAAATTGCAAGCCTGTCTCCCCAGTTTGTCAATAGTAAGTTTCTCAGGTTATCTTCTAGTTGGTTAGCAATATTGGTATGCGTTAAAAAAAGAGTTGAACCTCCAACTAGCTCCAAAGGTGTTTTAATCCCAATTGGAAGGGTGGAACGGTTTACAACAAGTGGGTTGTTTCGGATTGAATCCGCTCTAACACCAACATTTTTAAAACTTAATTGTGCCATTGTAAGTAAGTATTATCAACTAAATTTTATACGCCTGGTGTGCTGGAAGTACTAGCTGCACTTAAAGCAGAAAGTTTGTTTTCAAGCTCTTGAACTCTGCCCTCAAGTCGTGTGATTGTCCCAAACACTTCTTCTTCCAAAAAAGCACTTATTTGTTCAGCTTTTTTTTCTGCCTCTAGTTTGGCCGAAGCGTCAAGAATTTCATCCGGAGTTAAAGGTTCTTTTTTGTGACGTGAAAATAATTTATTTCCCTTTGACAATTGTTTTGCACCGTCGATGATATCATCTATTGCTTTTTTATATTTTTCCTGAAAAACTAATTTTCTTCTATTTGAATCTTCGCTCATATCTTCCCTTTTATAGTTATTCCCCGAAAATTTTCTCACTTTTAGAGGCTGCCACAGATTTATCGGTATTGGTTTTTCCAGTAGAGACTGCGTTGTCTGCTGTTAATTTATTTGTGATACGTTCTCCTGCCAAATCAACGCCAGTTTTTGCAATCGCTGCCGCAGCGCCTACCAATGAAGGAATTGGGCTAAATGGAATGGCAATTGCAGCGGTAAATGCAGTCTGCAATAATGTTGTTAGGGCAGCAAATTGGGTTGATGTTGCTTGGTCTTGTTTTGCCAATGCGTCTTTAAGATCGACAATTTCTTTTTGGAGATGGTCTATAGTATCTCGATATTTTGACCATCTTATATATGGTTCACCTCCTGGGGTTGGGTCTTGGCCTTTACCAGCTAAATCTGCAAGTCCTCTTCCGAGAATTATTTTTGGACCCTCGACATGTGTCCCGTCCTTAGAAATATAAATATAGTTTAAATCTTGTTCTGAAACTCCTTCTCTGAGCAATAATATTGTTCCCTCCACTTCTGTATCCCCTTGCTTTCTAGCAATAAGACGTATGTGGTCTGATTTTCCAACAATATAGCTTTTGTTTATTGTCCCGCTTACCCCGATATTTGGTTGCAAGATTTTATTTTTGTTGTCTCCATCAGGAACAGTGTTTTGGGTGAGGTTCATCTCAGTAATACCAAAATTTACATCAACCTCAGACTGCATGGTAACATACAGCCTAGCAGCATCTCTTGTAAAATCCGGATCGCCTTCATTTATATTATCTTCTAAGCGTGTGGTTCCAGGAACAGTTAGAAATTTTGTTTTATCAGTCTCAATATTGTTTCTGGAATTTCTTGTGGTCCATGGAGCGGTATTCCCAGAAAAAAGTCCATTTGGGTCAGATCTTAATTCAGGTTTTATTCTTCCTCTTCCGACAACAATATCTATTGTTCCAGCTTGGCCTTTGGCATCTGGGTTATTTTCTGCTCGTGCGCCAAGTGGTCCACCTTTTCTATCTTCTCCTAACACTATTAATGTGTTATTAGTTCCTTGTAATACAAACTCTTGTGGACGCTTTGACCATCGTGGTACAGATTCAAATGTTTGCAAAGGTATAGTTTGCCCTTCCCCTAGGTGTGAAGTTGCATTTCGCAATATGCTATCAAAAATATTATCTGTCGAACTACTTTGGGGCAGAGTAAAAGATGATAGGGAGCTTCCTCCATTTGGAAATCCTAAATCTGGCTGCGTAGTAGACCTATCCCGCCGCTCCTCAGCTGTAAATGCTAACGGGATATTGAAAGGCTGTAATCTCCTATCTAAATGAGTATAGTTCGCATCTTCTACTGTTCTTTGTGTGCTAGTTCTGGTAAGCCAATATCCTATTTTTTGTCCTCCATGACTAAAATCATCATAAATTACTTGGACAATTTCTCCTGCTTGAACTGGTAGCTGAAAGTGCGAAGAGAAAAATGGAAATAAAATTGTGTTTCCCCTTGCTAGGTGTCCACCCTCATTGCTTATGATATGTGCTATTATAGAGTTTGGAGGCATCACACTAGCAAGTCTTGGATTGTTAACAGTACTTGCTATTCCCTCAATGTGTATATCTGTTAATAGGTTTGGGTTGATAACAACATCAATTACTACTGCCCGCTGTAGTGTCGGGCTGCTTGCGGATGTTCTTATACTTTCTAAACTACTTCCAACATCATTTGAGGTATTTCCCCCAATGATTTCTCTTGATACTGATCCGCCGGTTCTTCTTGCCATAGTTTTAGTTATATCTTAGAAGAATTTTATATGAATGACAAAATGAATTTAAATATTTTGTACCAATATTGTCTTTCTAGCTCTTGAGTATAATTACTATCATGCAAGATAATTTAAACAAAACTTTTGAAGAAGAATTAAGTGAAGCTTTGGATGATGCCGATGATGATGAACAGACTAAAGATAAAAAACGATATGAGTATATTCCGCAGACTTTTCCAGCCCAACGTCCAGAAATGACATTTATTCCAACAGACATTAAAAAATTAGATAAAGATACCGAAAAACAACTTCTAGATTTTAGTGCTTTATTAGATACAATTTCTTCTCTTGAGGATAAGAAAAAACTATTGTGGAAGCAGATATATGAAAATGCTGTGAGCGACAGGAAAAATGCATATATCTTATTTGGTGATTTATATAAAGATGTCCACAACAAATCAAACGAACATGCTATACACGGTGCCATTCTATCAAAATACATGGAAAGAATGGAAAAGTCAAATGCCCAATTGATAAAGTTAGCAGAGATGATAGACGATGCTGCTGATAAAGAAGAGGATTGGGTTGCAGATGAAGATGATATGTATGACCGTATTCAAAAAATGAAAAAGTGAAATGAAATTTTTTTTACAAAAGCTAATAACCGAAGAAGTAGCACGAGCATTTAAAAATTTAAATGAAGGCGTAGTCCATCTTGAAAAATTGTCTCCACAGAAACTTTTGAACTTTTTAAAAGCATGGAATTTAGATAAAGCTAAATTTCATGTATCAGAAAAGATCGACGGTAGTTATCGAGCGGCTGGTATTGATAACGGAAGATTTTATCTTCGTTCAAAGACACAAATTTGGTACTCAGCTGAGGAAATCCCAGATTTGTATTTCATGACTAGTTTTAAGAAATATTTTGAGTTATTATCTGAAATTCCGTGGGCTGAAATAGGTAAGGAGTTGTCTGAAGAATTTGGTTTTGAATTTACTGATACTCTTGAAGTCGCTGGCGAGGCAGTTCCAACGTATGATCACAATATTGTGATATACGATGAGGCTAAAATTGGAAACGGAATTCTTGTAATATTTAATATGAAAACTTCTGTTTCCAAAGATAACACAGGCGTTTTATCAAATCCAAAAATTTGGGAATCTTTTGCAAACAAAGCTAACAAATATAGTAAAGTAAAATTTTTCTCTGTCCCAAATGTTGATTTACATGATCTAGATTTTAGTTCTTCAATAATAGTTTCGCTTGAAGATATTATTGAAAAGCACGGAAATTTCTTATCTAAACCAGCTCGTAAACCAGCAGAAAAAGAATTGAAACAAAAACTTCTTAAAGCAATCCAAGATTTAGGACTTGAAGCCAAACAACAAATATTACAGAAAAACGTATCTAGTAAATTTGGTGATGAGGTAGAGGGTATAGTTGTCAAAAACCCAGAGGGCGAATTGCTAAAAATTGTTGACACAGAAAAATTTCTCAAAAAGGGTGATGAAAATCGAAGGTTTCTAAAAATGCTTGAAAGCGCAATTAGAACATTCAAAAAAGATATTAAAAATGACCCAGAAAATATAGAAAAATATCTTTCTGCTTGGGAAGAAGAAATACATAGAGCCGAAGAAGATTTCAAAAAAACAGGCCAACAGTGGATCACAATCCCTCGTAAGGTTGAAGATACAAAAAATGATATTAAATTAAATCTTGGATTTGTAAAAGCAATTAAAAATAAACTGTCCCAAGGCATTCCCCCGAAGGAAGTTGCTGAGATGTTTATGAAAAGAGAACTACTACCAGAACAAAAACTTAGTAAAACTTTGCACTTCCTTACAGAGGGAGGCAATGTATTTGATGAAATGAATTCTGTAGTTCCAAAAGCACTTTTAGAGCCAGCTATAGCAAATGCACTAAAAAATAGTGGATTAGGCGGGATTCCATTCAATGTTGTTGGTAATAAAACAAAAGAATTTTTTAACGACATAGACGTTGCAATTGACGGCAAAGACTTAGCAAAATTTTTAGGAGTTTCCTCAAAAGACAAAAAAAATATTTGGAGTAGCCTTGATAGGCTGTTACAAACAAGCGACGCTGAGAAATATTCAATTAACAAAGGGTTAAGTCAATTTCATATTTTAGCGCCGCTGGTAGATAGTTCAAACAAACAAATAAATAACTTTTTATCTGACGGGTCTCGTGGAGATGAACCAGGATTTATTCAAGTAGATATATTTGTAGGAAATCTTCAGTGGATGACGGATGTTAACTCAGGGGCTCCTAAAGATAGTTCTTATAAAGCAAGGGACAGAAACAAGTTGTTGAGTAACATTGCTAGAGAAATTAAGTTGCCAACAGAAAACGAAGATGAATATATTCGTTTTGTTTTGAATTTTAGAGATGGGATGCGAAAACAAAAAATTAAAACCGTTCTACCTACTGGACGACAAAAAAATGTGCAGAAAATAAAACTATCAGATGAGCCGATTACAACAGACCCAAATGAAATGGCAAAAATATTTTTTGGGAGAGGGACAACTTGGGAAGATATCAACTCTTATGAAAAACTTATGTCCATGTTGCTAAGTAAAAAATTTAGATATAAAAAGTTTATACCAAATATTTTGCACGCATACAAAAAAGAAGTTGCTTAAACTATTTGTAGTAGCTTTTATATACTTCGCCAGTCAATCCGTAATCAACTAAAACAGGAGTTTCTGCGCCGTCTCTTTCAACAATACCCCAAGAGGAAGGTCGCTGTATATCACCAGCTGGCATGTTAAAATCTGTAATCATTTGAACAATGGTTAAAAAAAGTTCTGATTCTTCAATTTCTTCAAAGTCTTCAGGAACAATGTTCCTAGCCCGTTTTTTATTAAAACGTTCATCAACGTAATTTCTCAATACAGCCATCCAGTCATAAAAATTCCAACCAGTTACTTTTTTCCAATCACGCATGTTGAGTTTTTTTGCTCGTTCAACTTCTAGATACAAATATTTGTCTGTGTCCGCATTTTTTACCTTTGTTACAGCAGAATACCCCATATTGCTAATGTCCCATTCTGCACTATTTTGAGCTTGGCCCTTTTTATTTAATGCAATTTTAACAACTGTTTCTGGGTCTACTACAAAGACTACTCTGCCAGAACCACCAGCAACTCGCTGGAGATGTTTTTTAGCATATGAGACACGATTTTTAAAACTTGAAATTTTATTGAATTCTTCTATATTGAAACCATTTGGGAATTCAGCTTCGTCAATATATCCTTCACAAAGTTTTTTTTTATTATAATCCTTGTACAATTCGTTTTCTTCCAAAGCTTCTCTGACCAAAGTTTCAATTATTTCCTGTAAATCAATTTCCTCATCAGAATTTTTAGGTTCATCATCGTCCATTAATAGAAGTTTTTTTTCTCCACCAACTGTTACAATTTTTGAGTTTGCTTTTTTAAATTCGTCTGTTTGTTGTTTATCTCTATCGACCATATTTTTCTCTGTGGTTATTTTAGAATATTTTTAGCGACCTGTCACTAATGAAATGTACCAAAGTTCGACTTAATTTTATTGTGGCGTCTATAGTGGGCTCTTGGCCCTGCGTTGCATATTCTGACTTCTACTTATGCTGGTTATATCTTTTCCACTCATCTGCCGCATCGCTATTCATTGCCTGAACTATTAAAGAAGCAAATACTCGTGAGTCTGTTTCGTCGGAAGCTATTTTCTCAACTGCGGACAATAATTTAAATGCCATTGGATATTCAGAGTATAAACTAACAAGCGAAGCTAAACTATCTATACATTCTTCGGCTTCTGGTCCGTTTGCTCTAACACTTATGCCAGAAAACTGATTTTTAATTTCTGCTACCAACGCCTGTGCAACTTGGTCCCATTTAGTATTGTTTTCTAAATTTTCGTTATCATCATTGTCTTCACAAGCGCATTCTTGTTGCAACATGAGATTGTTGTTTGAAACTTCCCCTAAAGCTTCAGCTGTTAGTGCTTTAACAAGTTGTTCCATTGTATATTTCATTGGATCACTATGATGCATGATAGTAAATAGTGCTTTTGTCCAAAGACTATGTTTTTTGTTAAAATAAAATATGCTTATAGAAATAATAATAGGATTTGTATTTTTTATATTAGGATACACCCTAGGTAGAACTAACTTTGTTTATAATAGTTTTCTTCAAGATTTTGACAAAACCAATATACAAAAATACAAAAAATTAAATAAACGTAAAAATATTGAAATAGATGAAAGTAAATTTGTTACTGAAATAAAAACAACTTCTTTTTCTAAAAATTTTGGCAGCCTTGGCGAAGAGACTATTTCGGAAACAGACATCACTGACGCTGTGTCAAAACTTAAGAAACTAAAGCAAGGAAAATAAAACATTTATAAAGGAGCGTAAAAAGCGACAAACGCTAACCTTGTGTGTAATTTTTTTAGACATAACGAAGCAAATTTCTCAAAATGAATGGAAACATTAAAAGTTTAGATTACCTAAAAGTAAAATGAAACAAAAAATATTCTTAAAACAAGGTATAGATATATTGTCGGATTCTGGGACTGAATCCTATGTTTTTTTTAAAGCAAAACGGGGTGAGGCGTTTTTACCATTTATTTTAGATGAGCCTGTGATCCCCGAAGCCCAGCCCATCGGCTTTTTTTGCTGTCGTAGGTGAGCAGTTCACTAGGAGGATATATGAAAGGTCTTGATTGCGGAACATCGTTTATAGTGCTAGCTGGTGAAAATAAAGATGGAAATGTTGTTTATAAAGATTTCCGAGATGCATTTTATGTAATAAAACCAACAACCCCTATTGCAACTAAAATGATTGAAAAGGGTTTGAAGGGGAAAATCTTTGTTAAGGATGAAGAAAATGGTTCATTTATAGTTCTTGGAAGTGACGCACTAGAGAAGGCAGTTGAAAGAAATGACAGCGCAAAACGTCCCATGTATCGTGGTGTAGTATCTGCAAAAGAGAAAGATGCTAGAAAAGTTTTGTCATATATCCTAAAAGAGGTTGTAGGAAAAGCGAAAAAAGCAGGTGAAAAACTTGTTTTTTGTGTACCCGCACAACCAATTGACCAAGAAGATGAAGAATTTGATATAGGATATCACGAAGACGTAGTAACAAAAATATTATCTGAACAAGGTTACGATGCTAGAGCAATAAATGAAGCCGAAGCACTGTGTTACGCCGAGTTAGAAAAAGATGATTATACGGGGGTGACTCTTTCTTTTGGTGCCGGAATGGTGAATGTGTGCGTGATGCTAAACGGTGAACCAGTTTTGAAATTTTCAACGACAAAATCTGGTGACTGGATTGACAGAATGTCAGCTGTTGCTTCTGGGGAACCAGACTCTGTTGTCCAGGCAGAAAAAGAAGGTGGAGAATTTACTGTTGGCGAAGCAAATGAAAATCCAGTTTTGGCAGCAGTTTCTTCTTATTATGCTAGGTTAATTGACTATACGGTTAAACAGCTTTGTGTGCATTTAGAAGGAAGAAAAAATCTTCCTAAATTTGTGAGTCCTTTACCAGTAGTAATTGCCGGTGGTACCTCAAAGGCAAAAGGCTTTGTTAAAATGTTTGAAGATAAATTAGCGGAAAATGAATTTCCGCTTGAGGTAAGCGAAGTGCGTCATGCCGCTGATGCACTACACAGTGTCGCCAAAGGTTGCCTGATTGCTGCACAAGTTTTTTGATAAGCCCTGAGGTTAAAAATCCCCCCAGGGCTTATCAAAACCCCGCTATAGATATTGGTTCAAGCGGATTTAAAAAATTCGGATAAAAGTTCATTTCTTTATTTTTTCATACTCATTTGGTATAACAAAAACAAGAAGAAGAAGAAGAAGAAGTAAAATTAATATTTTTGTAGTAGATCTTGACCCGGTTATTCTTGGTTAGTATCTCATGGAATTTCTCTATGCGAGGGGGTACACCATACGATATGGTCGCAGGCATAAGTGTCAAGACGTTATTGAATGCACAGGAAACAATCTACCAAAAGAAATTGTAGTTAAAAATTTCACAGCAGCCGCAACGCCGGATGGTTGTAAATCAAAAGATTTTGTTACAACCTATTAAAAATATTACAAAATTATAAATCACATATTGCTAGTTGGAAAGCATAGTGGGCCAGACTGGTTTTAAAAAGATCTACCGTGGTGTTTTCTATCCATTTCGTTTTCTAGGGCAGAATATTCATCCCCAGGCGCCGGGTCATTGTCCCCAACAGCATCGTCGAAATCTACAGGATATTCATCTTCATAATCGTCTTCTTCTACTTCTTCTTCTTCCCCTAACGCATCTTTCATAATATCGTCTGTTAGTTCAACAATTTGGCCAATTGATAAGTTACTAAACTTCACGTGTCTTGGACGTATTCCATAAGAATCTTTGTATGTGTCCACGTAAGAAGAAATAGCTAGATATCTAGCCAAGTCTTCTCCGGAATATATGCCAACTTTTTCCCAATGTTCTTGGTCGCTTACTAATTTAGATAGTCCATCATGCTCGGCATTTAATTTTTTAGCATACTCACTAGCAGTAGCAGGGTATTCCCCTTCGCCTTCTTGCAGACACTTTGTGTCTTGTTCCATAGGCTGTAAAGGAGAAATTTCTGTATAAGGACCATCCACACTGTCATCAGACCCTATAGCTGATATGCGCTTATTGCCACCTTCCTTTAAGACACCAGCAAGTTGTTTCCACCTATTGCTTGAAAAATTCATTTCTATTATTCCCTATTCAACGAGGAACTTGTTGCGTCTAACACAGCACGTGAGCATTTTCGTAAAAATCCTCGTCCTACTTTTAAAAGTTGTCTATTGTACTTTGTTTTTCCGTCTAGTAGAAGGCCAAATATGTCGTCTGCCTCATAAATTAATCTTTTCAACTCTTGTTGAAGCTCATCTGCACTTTCAACTCTTTCTTTTAGGTGTCGGTTTTTTTTGCCAGCAGGCTTATGACTTTCGTCTCTGTGTCCTCTACGACCAGCACTGTTGCTTGCGCCAAATACTCTTCTCTCACGTTCGTCACGTTCTTCTGGAGACATGTCTTCTAGTCCGTACCAACCCTCATCGTCTGACCCGTACCAATCCTCATCGTCTGACTTTTTATAATATTTTGGAGGTCGCTCAGATAAACCTTCCTCTTCCGGATCAAAATTGTCTAACGAGAACTCATCGTCAAGCGGCGAACCAATCTGTCTCGGAAGTGCTTGGATTTCTGGATTTTGGCTCGGGTCATAATCGGGTCCGTTATATCCTCTTTCCGGGTGACCTTCAAATGGGTCTACAGCGAGTTGTGATTCGTTGACTTCCATGTCTTCCTCTTTATCTTCGCCGTATTTTCTAGTTTTGATTTGGTCTTCATCTTGCTCTTGTTCTTCTGCCAAGCTTTTTGCACCACGACCAAACGGGTTACCCATAATTCCTGGGGAAGCCATTCCAAGGTTAACAAAACCTTCTTTTAGATTTTGTTTTGATTTTGTAGGACTTTTGGGTGTAATCCCAGCTAATTTCATCCAACGATCTTTAATATTCATATAGTCTCCAACAAATAAATATGGAAAAGACTTAGTAAATTGAAACTTATTTTACAGCTGTAGAAAGTATTTGTAACGGACTGATAATTTTTTCAATATTTGCGTTTGAATATGTATATTTTATAAATTCAATATCTAGTTTTTCAGTAGTGTAATTTGTACCAAAAACCATAGAAGTGTTTTCAAACATGTTTGTTTGAATAACTTTTTTACTAGCACCGTCAATTACATCAATATAATGTGAAACTATGTAGTTTACACTAGTTTTCTTTAGTTCAGAAAAATCTGTTTTTCCAATTTTATGTCGAGAAACTTTATATATTTCAATTCGCTCCCCAACGACCATTAGGGTTGTTTCCATAACTTTTTTACTTGTAAAAAAGTTTGTAGCATATACAACATTAGGAGTACTAATTTCTAAATCTCCTTCTGACAACTCTCCCGAATTTATTTTAGCAAAATAATTTTCTTCATCATTATCTAAAATATTTTTGCATCCAAGCAATTGCCCTGGAGACAATAATGGTTTTTTAGGAATTAGATAAATGATTTCTTTTTTTTCAATATTGTATTTTAATAAGTTCTGTTTATCTTTTTTACTGATGTCAAAAAAATCAGTTTTGATAGAGTCTGCTAAATTATCTTTCTCTATTTCTGTAAACATGTTAAAGTTATCATTTTCCATCTAATTTCCTTTTAATATTTCGGCTGGTTTTGTTGTTAGCTTTTTAAAAGATAGTATGGAAGCAATTTTGGGGTATGTATGCTAACGGGCTTACAGGAATACTAAGTTATTTTATAGTTTTTCCTATCAAAGGAATTTTTATAGCTCCTAGGGTCTCAGCCAATTCAATATTACCATCTATTATTGCATCTGCTTGATCTCGGTGAGTTAGTTTTATAAAGTAATAATCATTTGGGTCTAAAGTAACCATTCCGTCTTTTGAAACAAGAACTTCTCCGTAATAGCCTTCTTTGTCTCTTTTTTCTTTTTTAAACCTGTCAAGACTAACAATATTATTCTCTTCCAATAGTCGTGAAATAGTGGTTTTAACAAGGTCTCTTATAGTATTTTTTATGTCTGTTTCCATTTATTTAAATAGTCTTTAAATTTTTAGATACAACTTTTATTATTAAATAAAGACTAAATAGATGAATAAAATTTCTTTTTTAGTATTTTTAATTTTGTTTTCTCGACCGTTCTTGGTGTATGCTCAAGACACCTCCCAAGATATCAATACCGACTATGTTGAAGATTTTACTAGAGCGAATACAAACAATGTCGAACAGCCTGAGGAGGAAGAAAATAGAACGTTCCCGCTTTTTCGTATAAATTTTGATGCAGATTTCCTACTAAGAAACAGATCTCCTGGCACAAACTTTTCTGCCTCCGTTGCATTCGATACAGGCTGGGCAATGAGTAGACTTAATCTATCCGAAGAAATATCTTTTGGGGCAGCGGATAGTTTGTTTATAACAGATGCTTCTGGATATTTTCATTTATTAGCTGTAGGTATTTCAGATTTTTTATATAGAAAATATCTTGTTGGTCATGAAACAAGAATGCTCGGTGGGTTTTCTTATACAAAACATGTTCGTGATGTTTTGCGGGTGGACGTAAATTTAGGATTGTCTTATTTCGATATTTCAACTCCCGCAGGTCTTTCAACAACGCAGTATGGATTTCAAATTGGCACAAGAATTTTAGTAAATTATTTTCGTATTCATAATGAGCTATTTATTTCTGGTTATCAAAATGTTAAACTTGGAGACGCAGGGGTAGACCTATCTGGAACAAGGCTGTCATGTTCTGTAGAGCCCACTACAATCGACTGTATTGTTCCTCCTGGGGAAGAAGACCCAGGAAGTTATTCGGGGGTAAATATAATATCCTGGCAGACTGCTGGATTATTAATCGAAGAAAACATGTTCGTGAATTTATATGAAACAGAAGCCTGGCAAATAGGACCTTCCCTAGTTATAAGGTACGAAAATTTACCAATTATTGGAACAAGAGTTCGAGTTCTTGTTGGAGTCAGGGCGACGTGGGTAAATTAAATCTAACTGTCCTAGATTGTCAGCAGTTATATACAAGCAATATTATTTTTCGGTCTGTTTTAATGAATGCTCCAGCTGATTAACTAAAACAACTTCGTTTTTAATTTCCTCTAACCTTCTTTTACAAACCCCAGACCAGTTAAGAAAAGATGTTTTATTAGCAAATGAACTATATGTTCGTTTTAACTTTTCTTGACACTCTTTCTTTGCGTTTTCGGCCTTCATTTTATATTCTTCAATTGAAAAGCGTATTCTTTTTACTGATGTAGGAGACAGCAATTTCGCAATTTCTATTTGCTTACTGACGGGCGTCCTCAAAAGTTTAATAAATGTCGGTAGAGATATTGGTTTCATGGCATCTTTTGGTTTTTCTTTGTCGTATTCGCTGCCTGATGTTGGGAATTCTGTAGAATGTCCGACCATAAAAGCAAATTTTCCTTTCTTTCTCAATATTTCTTCTTCTGCTTCTGACTTATTATAAACTTTACCAACAAGAGCACTCGATAAATTATATTTATCCCAGATTTCTTTTGAAAATACTATCTCACGGGCAAAATCATATTCATGTATTCCACCAGCTGCTTCAATTGCTTTATATGGTATCTTATAGGCATATACATTGCCGTGTACTCCATGGTTGACATATACTGGTTTCCAGTTGTCACTCAAGAACACTCCTTCAACAACTGGTTCATCCAAATATGGTCTATTCCACCCTGACCTTTTTCCGGCGGGTGAAAGACTTCTGTTTGTGTGCCTAAATGGTTTTGGCCTAGCAGGATGAGGGCCAATATGGTACAGCGTCACAAAAGTTTTTTTGTTACGTCGAAAATCACTTATTCCGTGTGCTTCTGTAACAACTGATTTTACGATAGTCTCTATGAGTTGTTCCAACTTTTTTATCATGTGATTAAATATAAGTGTGGAACTTATAATGCCGAAATTGTTTCGAGTTGCCTAACGTCATATGGAAGCATTCTTTTCCATTTGGCGGCATATTATATTCTCCATATTTGTCAAGACTAAGTTCTTCTCTAACTTGTTGCAAGAAAGAGTTGGAACGATTCAATCACCAGTAGGTTCCATTTATACTGAACTTTTGTGGGGCTATACTCGAATTCTACTATCTTGTCCTTACGGGTATAGTTTAATATTGAAGTACGCAGTTATCAAATCTTAGCGTCAAAGAAATTTCCGCTGTCGCACCAGCGTCTTCATATGTGACATCATTAAAGTTTGCTTCTTGAATGAAAGCTCCTTTGATATCCCAAAGTTGTACCACGGTTCCTACTGGGTCGAGCATCTTCAGTTGAATGTCTCGTTTATAGAAATCTGCGTAACCACCACGTCCAGATACCGACTCAAAGTTCAAACGAATCCACTCCATGACCTGTTGTGCTCCCGCTGGGGCAATCGGATCGTGCAGAGTGATAGCAAGAGTACCAAAAGTAGTTTTTCCAGCAAGATACCTAGTAGAGTTGATCCAGTTGATCGTAACTTCTTCTGTGGAATACGTTGGTCTATTTGCTGTCTTAATCAAAAAGGAATCAATACCTTCGATTGCAAGCAAGAACCTTCGTTTTGTTAACGGTTCAAACTTAGTTGGGAGCATGTCTGTAACTGAAAGTGTTTCTGCCATTTTGGTTTCTCTTCTTTTGTCTTATTGGTAAATATGTTCTACGACGTTTTTATCTTAAAAGTAGTTTCATATTTGTTTTATAGTGAAGACTATATTTTTTAGTTATGCAGGTAAAACAAAATTCTTTTAGAAAATTGTGAATACCGACTAGTTTATTTTACAGGTAGAAATAATTTTTAATTTCTGATTACTAAAAACTTTACTAACTGGTCAACAACAGCTTTCCGATTTATTTAGTGCCGCCTGTGAAATATTGTATCGCCTATTATAGTTTGTTCAACGTTATTACCGTTTCTGATGTATATTCTTTTTGAAGTTTTTTTGCAAAATTTGGGTCTCTTAGTCCATCCATTGAGTTTAAGGAAATTTAGATTGCATTCACCATCTTAGAAAAGAAAATACTTTTGTGAGATGTCTAAAATATTGATTTTTTTAAGCAGTAAGCTTTGTCGTCTCCTGCCTAGGGACAGAAACTTTTTCTAATATTTTTTTATTTTCTTTATGAAATAAATTTTTTGATTTGATTGTTATTCATAAATGTTTTATTTGCTAAAGCTAGTTAGTATTATGAATCCACAATGGAAAGTTTTAATTGGTGGAAAGCCAGTACAACTTAAAGTTCTCAAAACAGATGCAGAGCGTGGAGCGGGCTATCAACATCATTTACACTCCCCAAGTTTGTCTGAGGGATTGCTCTTTCTATTTTCTGATGAACTAGGGCGCACTTTTCATATGCGAAATGTTTCTTTTGATTTAGATTTAATCGGGTTCAACACCGATGGAGAAATGGTATGTATTATACCAATGAAGGCTAATAACCAACAGAAATATTTCACTCCACCTTGTAAATTTGTGGTAGAAGTTGCCAAAGGATTTAGTGATGACTTGCCAGAAAATTGTTCGATAAAACTATTATAACAAGTTTTGTGAAACATCGTCATAACTTCGGACTCGTTGCTTCAATAAATATACGTATGTTTCATGTGTGTTTGCCGAAGCCGCAAGTTGGTCATCCATTCCGAGGGTAAGCATTCCTTTGCTTTCCAACACCTTGAAGGTGTGTTCTATCATTGAAATATAGTCTTCAATCATATGAAGACCTTCTTTTGCAATATCCCGTGGTTCTAACTCCGGGGGATTTGCATATTTTCCAAGAATCTCAACTGCATGTTCTGTTAAACATTTCGGACATGCCATACGTTGTTCACCAGTGACGCCTATCGCTTTTTCTATGGCTCCATCTACTTCATCTTGGACCTCAGTGTAAATTCTTGTATAGAGATAGGCATGATCGCCAGCGAAGTCAGCGCCTCGGGTGGTGTGGTGAGCGCCATGAAACCAAAGATGAATAGCACGTAAATAAGCAGGTACATCATGTATCATTTTTTTCGCCTCATCATCGTATGGGCGTGCTGATTCTGTCAACATCTGTGGATTGGTAATCCCTGCTAATTTTTGCAATCGTTCTTTTAAAAATGCCATTTTGTATCCGTAACATTCTTAAATAGATGTCTGTTATAAAGTATACTCAAAATGATTTATTTTTTGTTACGGCTCTAAAATAGAATTTTACTGGAACGTATGGAATACCAAGTTGAATTGCTGTTTTTAGTCTAATCCCACCTTCGCCAACTATTTCAATTTCATTTTTTCCAATTACTATTTGTAGTGGCTGTTTTGGGTCAAATCTCTTGGGCTCTTTGTTTTTAAGCGATGGCTCTCTGCTTTTGTAAAATGGCTCTCGATATTTGATAAGTTCTTCCGTAGGAAACCAAAAAATTTCATTTGGAGTTTTTATGCCGTTTTCAACCCAGTCATCTTGTATTTTTAGCAATCGCTCATCTGTTATAGTTTCCGCTTTCGCAGTAAAATCTTCGAGATCCATATTGTTGACTTCATTTATTTGCAAGTTTTTAGGAAAAAGTTCTTCTAGTAAATTTTCTAAATTATTACTCATGATTTTAAATACGCCTGTTATAACCAAAAACATTTTATAAATCATATTTACTGATATGAAATCTTTCAGTAAACTCCTAGAGTTCCTTTTCGAACAAGAAGAATATTCTACAAACGCACATAATGCTGACTATGTAATGAACGAACCAGGTAGGAAAAAAATTCCTCATGAAGAAATGAATCTGTTTAAAAATGAAGGATCTCACAATATTTTGGCTGTGCTTAAAAAAGCATCAAAAGAAGAAATCGACTATTGGAGTAACTGGTATCAATATGCTCACGGGCATGTAAAAGAGTTGGCGACAAAATATGATATTCCTGTCCCAGTTTCTGCTGCGGTATGCGCAGTGTTGAGCCCAAATTTGAGCTGGAAATTAAATCTTATGTCTGCCGACCGTGTTATGAAAGCCTGGGAAGACGGAATAGAAGAACCTAGTGGAATTCCTGCATATAAAACTAATGTTCGCAAAGCAATGAAAATTTTAAATACTGGCAATATTGGATATGTTAACGGTCCAAAAGTGTCGGTATTCTTTGATTCCTTGATGAACCCAGAAAAAGTCCAAAATGAGTTAGTGTTGGATGGACACGCAATAAATGTTTGGCGTGGAATTAAAACTCCACTTAAAAATATGAGTTCCCCAACGAAAGTTGAACGTAAAGCTATAATTCAAGATTATATGAAAGTTGCTGACTTGGTTGGATTAACTCCTCAAGGACTGCAAGCAGTTACGTGGTATATTTGGAAGGCCGTTAAAAATCCTCCAAAAATAACTGGTACTTTTGAAGTAGAACAGCCAGAAATCAGAGAAGCTCGGCGTAGCTTAGCTGCTATAATCCAAGAAACAATAAGAGCAATATTGCAAGAAGTTTAGTTCTTTTTGACAAACTCTTCAAATTTTTCAATTTCTCCTTGTTCTATTTCAAATATTTGAAATAAATCAGGTATTTGATCTTCGAATGAATCAATTAGATGCGTTTCAAGTGTTTCAAGTGTTTCAAGTGTTTCAAGTGTTTCATCGTCGCTGAAAGAACTTTTAGGTAATCGAACATTTGAGATAAAATATAAAACTGAATTAACAAAACTATCTATTTGTTTTATCTTTAGATTATATTTTTGGAAAATTTCGGTGAAAGCCTTATTAAGTTTATTGAATATTATTTTATTCCCTTTTGCTGACTCGCTCTCATCTTGATCTTTTTTGATTTCTTCGGCAGAAATTTTTGATATTAGTTCTGGTAATAATGCGCTGAAACTCTTTCTTTCGTCCTCTATTTCTTTTCTTAAGTTTACAACATATACATATGCTGCGTGAATTTTAACTGGTCCGATAGAAAGTGTTTCTCCCTCTTTGCCAGCTAATGATGGAAAACCTGAATAATTCTGCGCAATATTATTAATATTCAAGTAAAAATCATTACCTGAATCATATAGATTAGCCAACATAATAATACTCACATGAGTTTCATCGGTTCCATTTCCACCAAAGTATGAAAATGCGGTTGGTATATCTTTGTTACTTGACCAAGACATAGTTTCGTTGATCGGGTATACAGTCGAACTAACAGCTATTTTTTGCGAAACACCAGACATTGAAATAAGCTCTTTTTCAGAAATTCCAAGTATCTTTGTCGCCGTTTTTAAAGAAAGGTTACTCATGCCCCTGAAAACTATATTTTTAGGTGGGTTGATATATTCAGGAAATTTATTCAGTACTTTAAGTGGGCGTAAAACATTTTTAATAAATTCCCCCATGGCGTCAGACCCCGGCTCTCCAAGTGTAGAATCCCTTCAATATAATCTTCGAGAACAGTAAAGAACTTTTTTTCTAAGTCCGTGTTTGGTTCATTAAACTGTTTAGTTCTCTCTTTTGGAAATTCATTTTTATCTGCCCATAAATGGTTTCCAAATACATCGTCGATGTCTTGTTCGGAAATTATTCTTCTAACTTCTCTTCTAATAAGTTTTTTTAAAAGTGAATCCATATTGTTAAATATTTCAATTAAATATGCATAAGTTATATGTTGAGTATAAAATTCATCTTCCCCCAAGTATTTGGCTTGTGCTCGCCGCTATTCTTCCTTTAGGAAGATGCTTTTATCGGCCCGTAAATATTTTTCAAGCACATCGTCTTTTGACGCCTCTGATTGGGGATGCTTCTTCAAACATTTTATATACTTCGGTAGCAATTTAATTTTTGTGAATGGTTTTTAAAAAAACTTTCTATTACATCCACTCTTTTGCAATATTCTTAAGATATTCTTTTACTTCCCACATAACCTCTTCCCTATCCTCAGGTAATTCTATTTTAAGTTCTTTGACAAAAACTTTTGCTGTCTTTGATGCCAATTGATCAATTTCGTCTGCTAATAAAAAGTGGAAAGTATTTTCTCCTAAATTCTTTCTAACTGCTTCCGTGACAAGTTGTTTTAATTGTTCGCTAGTAATTTTCATTTTTCCTGCTTTATGAACTACTCACCCACGACAACAAAAAAGCTGATGGATTGGGCTTCGGGTTTCACGGTTTTGTGTTTTTTCTAAGAAGAAGTCTTATTCATAGCTCCACCCGTGTAATCGCCTGTTCCTGACGATGTTATTTTTTTTAATACTTTTTTTAAGAAGAATATTCTTTTTGTAGTGTTTATGTCTCTATTGTGATATTCACTATTAAATAGTCTAAACTTTTAATATTCCATTCGTTTGCAAAAAAATTTGCTTCATTGTGTCTTAAAAATCACAGCACAACAATACATCAGTACAAATCGTTTTTATTCACAAGATTAGCGTTTGTCGCTTTTTTACATCCCGCATAAAAACGATGAATGGGTTTTATAAAATACTTTTAACAGGAATAGATTAGAGAGACCAGTAAATATATGTATACCAAAGCACGTGACAACTTTTAAAAAGCCTTACAAGGTCTAGCAGGGCACTAGAAAAGGATTTTTCGTCTTATGTTTGGACATCTGCGTGAGACGAGAGGTTATCAGATAGACTATGGTTACTTTTTACTATATGAAGCAGGATATACTACTGGAAAATACTCGGTTTCTATAGAAAGTTTTACTAACTTACTGATAATGTTTCCTCTGTAAGATTTTTCTGCCATTGTTACAGCATCTAATATTTCTGCAAAATCTTCTTCTGGGATCTTGTCAACAAAGACTTCCGTATGTGACTTAATAGTTTTTATTAAAATTTCCAAAATATTATTAGTTTCATCAAGTTTTCTGGAATATTCTTCAAGAGTTTTTTGTAATAACGCTTTTTCTTTTTCGTTTTTAACAGCCTTGTTTTTCCAATAATTTGAGTTAGAGTCCAAGCAATTTTTACATTTATATTGCTCGTTGTGTATATCTGATTCTTTTTTAGAGACTTCGTTGCCACACGCTGCACAAAATATTTTCATATTACTTTTTCCTCCTGCACTTCTACTACAAAGAATTCATCGTCGCAACAATGCTCAGACATTTCTACTTCGTCGCCCTCGGTATATCCTTTATCATACCAAAAGGTGTCATAGCCCGTTTGTCCACTTGGGGTACAAGTTCCTACAATATAGATTCCTCGGTAAATTGAGCTTCCCGTTTTTTCTTCGGTCGCCGCCCCATCTGCTAAGGAACCGGGTGGGAACATTTCGTCTCCTTTTTGACACTCACTTCCTTCTTTGAACCAAGTGTCTGGTTTTGCATAATAACGTTTCATACGTTATATGATAACTTACTAAGGTTTGCTTGTAAACTAAAATCTCTAAGAATTAGTTCTAATGAACTACCCCACCGCTAAGACGTCGAGCTTCCGGCCCAACTAACAACCCATTCTTTTTAGGTCTTATCACATCAGACAAACAATCAATTATTCCTCTCATTCTGCGAATTCTATTCTGCTACCTTAAAAATCGTCGATTTACTTTAGCTATCTCTCGACCGCACATACTATGAACAGTATCCTCACTGAAAATTTGGACCGAAGAAAAATTGAATTTTATCCCTTTTGATGGATTTCTAATTGGGCGTTGGAAGGGAGATTAGGTCAGCGTCAAGCTTTAGGTGATTTCTATTATGGTGACTCTCATCTCACTACTACTGTCCTAAAGAGATTTGCCTGTTTTGCTCGTTCGCTTCGCTCATTCCCTGCACATGGGCTAACTTTTCTCATTCAAAAAAAGTAGGGTTTTATGCTCTAATAAAAATCTTTATCAGAAACACCATAATAGCCATTTGGGTCTCTAGCAAGTTCTTCACTGTCTCTTATGTCTTCAAGTGCAACTTGGAAATCATCATAGGATACTTTTTCTAGCCATTCATTCATAGCTTCGTAGGCCGCATCCCAAGCTGCCTGGTGATTTTCCGCCGCCGCCTGACTTTCATCATCTCCATTTAATACGTCAACAAGATATTGATTACCTAGAAATTTTAGAAACATTTCTGTTATATCTGATTCTCCAAGAAAATCATCAGCACTGAAGGATCTGTGATCAAGCTCCTCCCCACGAGAGTTTTCCATTGCATCTTTCATAGTTTCTACTATAACTTCATTAACGTCGTCGCCTTTTTCTTCTAAGAATTGTGACATTTTATGTTTTATGACGTTGTAAACTTTGTTATGTCTATATTTTTCACCAGTGTGTGTTCCTTCAACTAGGATACCTGCTAATTTTTGAAATCTTTTTTTATTAAACATGTTTTTTACCAATCTTCCCCGCCGCTAAAACCATAGTCTTCATCGGTACCAAATCCAGCGGAGGCCATGGCACTGTCAAAATCCCCATCCATTCTATCATCGTAGTCATCGTCGTCGTGTTCATCATTAGAAGTTGTATATTGTTCTAAAAATTCTACTAATTCCTTTCCGGACCACATTGATAGATCATAGTCGAAGTTAGTAAGCAACCATTCTGCTGCTTTGGATTCGTCTTCTTCTTCTTCAATCAATTTTGCAACCTTAGCAGAAACGCCTGGCCGTCTGTCTAGCCAATCTTGAAGTTCTGAGAAATCTCTAGGAGCATCTAACTCTTCATTTATAGGTTTTTTACTTTCTTTAAGAATCCCAGCTAACTTTTGAAATCTATTTTTTGTAAATGCCATAATTTTATTATTCACAATCTTTACTTACCTAGAGTAAGTATGTATTTCAACGTAATTATTAAATTTTAATTTTAAGCAGAGATTTTATCCATCCTTAGTTGAGTGGCAGTTTTCGTATGATGGTTTCCCTCCACAGCCTCGACCCGCCATTTTTTGCCAAATTCTAACTGAATTAGAAACTTGTAATCAAATTCCTTGTTCTTGAAAGTTTACTGGTCTTCTCGAATAGGAACAAGCATTCCCACGTCATACTGAGGAGTTTCTTTCATAAAATTATTGTGTAACAACTGTAAAAGAATATAAACCAATTAACAGGTCAAGATAGTGTGCAGTTTCATCACGTTTGGTTCTACTTTAACAGGCTTATCAAAAAATGTTGTTGTTGTTGCCGCAATAGAAGTTGTAGTTACTTTCTTAGCAGCCAATGACATATGTTCTTTGATGATTTGAACTTGGGTTTCTGACAATTTGTTTGTGTCGGTAAGTTCAAAGTAACCTTGTAACCAGTAAAAAAAAATCTCGTTCGTTCATTTTAATTTTCTCTTCAAACAAAGCATAGAAATAAAACTTGTAAAAGTATTTCTTCGACGAAATAATATTTCAAAATGTCGTTAATGGTTTTAGTTTCTTCTAGGAACAACAAAAACGTACGGTTGTGTAACCCTAAAATAAAAATCATTTACTATTATATTATATTGCGATCCTTTATGAACAAAGCCGAAATCATGGAAGAATTTAAAAAAGAAAAGGCAATCGTAAACCGATTGCCTTTCTTAGTTATTCGCTACCAAGGGCAGCTTCGTCTGGTTAAGCCTTAAATCAGACCCATATCTAATACTGTTACGGTTGCGTAGAAATCATTTCTGACCATCTTCTTTCCGTATCGAGTCATGACACCCTTACGTGGAGTGAAGTCCTCCTGTGCGTAGATGACAGGCGTCAAGATAAGAGGTACGTATGGTGCGTAAATAAATCCGGACTCAAGGAAGGTGTTACCCTTCAAACCTACAAGAAGCTTGTTGCTTGGGAAGTAAGGGTCCTTGTAAATCGTGTAACGATTGTTCAAAGTACCTACAGCTTCGGCACCAACTACCATGTTGTCTCGTACCTGTCCATCAGCGTCTACTCTGTAGGAAGGCTTGTAAGCAACAAGATGCTCAATGATTGTGCAGACATCAGGGCTTGTAACAATGAAGTTACCGGAACCACGAAGTGTCTTTCTGTGGATGGTGTTTGCAGCATCGGTAACGGTTTCAAGAAGAGTCTGGTACCAATCTTGGATGTTTACGAATGCCATCGGGCCAGGGCTCAATGTGCTGGACTGGAGGGCCTCAGCGCCAGTGAACTTGTTTACAATCTTTCCTGGGGCACGGCTCCAGAAGAGATTTGCTGCTCCTGCTTGTGTAAGAAGGTCGTTCAAGATTTCACGGTCGATATCAAGCGTAATCATCTCGGAGAGAATGTTTGTAAGCTCGACTTCTACATCAATGCTGTAGAATGCGGTAAGATCCTGCGCCATTTCTGGTGACCAACGGGCTCTGAGCTTTCTGCTCTGAGCGGTTACAGCTGTTGACTCGATACGGATATCAACTTCTGGGATACGTGGGCTTGCGTCAACTGCGAAGTTAGACTCGAAGCTTGGAATCGTAAGGGTTGAACCATCAGAGTTTACGCTGAGTGCGTCTGCGATAGCAGCGGAAGCTGTTACCTCGTTACCGACAACAGCCGTTAGGGTCGGTGCTGTACCTGCGTTAGCAAGACGCACAACAAACATAAGATGCGAGCCGTTCAAAGGGTCTGGGGAGAACAAGCCAGTGGCTGAATCCCAATTTCCTCTTTGGTTGAGCTTACGAAGGTTTAGAACTCCTCGTCCGCCTTGATATTTCTCGCCCCACTCTACAGCGGATTGAGTTGCAGCACCAAAGCCCGTAAGAGCAACTTGGTTTACATTGTCAAGATCTGCGCCGCCGATGTTGGTGGTGAACTGTGATGCGCTAACAAATACGAAAGTATAATCAAGAAGTCCATCAGTTACATCGTTTTCAACGGTTGCGTCATACATTGCATAACGTGCGTTGAAACCAGCGAAATCTGCGGAAGAAGCAACTGTACCAGCTGCGGTCCAGGTGGAACCACCTGCCCAATAACCAACGCTATCAGCGGTGGATAAAAGGTTCTTTGCTTGTTTGTGGACCTTGGAATAACCATGTCCAGCAAGGTCGTATTGACCACCTGTTGCAAGTGATCCCGAACGAACACCAGAACCACGTGGGTTGTTGTAAACTGAGTCTTGACTGGTATAAGTCGAAGGATCAACAATAGATGTCGTTGAAAATTGGTTTGCTGTTGAACCTGCATCACCACCGACGGACGAACCATAGGAGTAATCAAGGTAGAACAAAAGACCCGTTGGTAGAGACATAGGCTGAACTGAAACGATTTCGTTTGCAATCAAGCCTGCGAAAACTCTACGAACAATTGGGAAGGCAACATTGGTAAAACCAGCTACCTTTCCGCTTGACGAAAGTCCTGCTCCACCAGTAGATAATGCGTTTGTCTCCCTAAGAAGCTCAACCACTTGGTTTTCAAGAAGTCGTGACATGTTATCACGATTGACCCCTGTAAGGTTCTCAAGAAGGCCCGTGGCAGCCCATTTCCTTGTTATACGTGGAGTGTCTGTTCCAAGGGAACGCCTTTGAACGCCTTCTGCCAACTGTGACAGTGTAAATGTACTCATTTTAATATCCTCTAAATCTTTCTCTAAGTATTTGCCTAAAAGCTATTTTCCGTTACTTATTTTTTAATGCCTGCAAGAAGCTGCCAGCGATTGCTGGATTGAGTTTCCGGATCATTCCTTGTTTGAGAATTTGCACTCTCATTCAAGTTTGCGCTCCCTGGTCTGGTCACCTTCGAGGAAGAACCGCCCAATTTGCGGGAAGCATTTGCATGTTCATTGAGCTTATTCTCAATTTTCTTATAGATTGCTTTTGTTTCAGCAACCGATCGACCCTTGTCAAGGTGCTCTACAATTTGTTGTAACGCTTTCTTGCTTAGAGCCTTTTCAGTAAGTGCCCTTTGGAGGAACTTGCTGTAATATACTGCCTTTGAAGTAAACAGATTAGTTTCAACTAATTGTTCCTCAAGGTTAGTAAGCTTATTATTTTGTAAACGAAGAAGTCGTACTGCTTTTTGAAGCTTTTTTTCTAGAAGCTTTGCTTTGTTAGCTTGTCTTTTCGCTTCGTTTTTCATTTTTTTCATTTCTTTCATTTCGTCTACCCCGCCCATATACTCGTCCTCAAGAACTTCTTCTTCAGGCATTTCGGCATCGTCTTCGTCTTCGTCTTCGTCTTCGTCAGAAATTTCTATTTCTTCGTCGTCGTCGAGGTCTGTAGAAACATTAAGAGCAACATCCACATCGAGGTCATCAAGACCTAGAGTTGCTAACTCTTTTTCAACTTCTGGTGGCAAGTCTATTGAAAGAACTAAATCAGCGTCTTCGTCCTCTGGGAGTTCTTCGTCAGAATCTAAATCATCTTCAACAGACATTTCGTCATCGTCGAGAACTTTTGACATATCTTCGTCTTCGTCGTTGTCATCATCGTCTTGTTCATCCATCATTTCGTTCATTCTCATTTCTAACATTTCCTTAAGTTTATCGTGAGATGGGTCTTCGCCACCCTCAGGGCCTGGATCTGGATAGTCTTCTGAAGTCTCAACGTTGAGTCCTTCTTTTTTCTCAGCTTCACGGAGTGCTGAAAGCTTTTTCTTGATGCTTTCTTTTCGAATAGATCTTACTGCTTCAGCAAGCTCTGCATCGTCAACTTCAAATTCGTCAGATGGCTTTTCGTCTGTGTCATCAAGGCCAACTGCGCTATTTTCATTTACTGTTGGTGAACCTTCACCCCAAGGTTTTTCGTCAGGGTCTGAACTATCTGGAAGAGCTTCACCCTTACCAAGATGTTTACTTTGCGAAACCTTGATATCTTTAGCTCCACCGAGCTTCGGGTCTACACCAGAAACTTTTGCTGCGTGGGCTGAATATTCTTCATCAACCGGAACGCCGGTTTTACCACTACTAACCGAATCTTTTGCAAGATTTTCATCTTCTTCAAAAAGTTGTGCTGCGAATTCTTTAAGGGTTGTCATATCTGGGCCTTTATTTCCATTACTAGAGTAACTATTATGCAAACTCGCCTCTTTCAGCTTTATAAACAAAAATTCTAATTTGTTTTCGTTTAATTGTGCTTGCTTACCTGAAATAGTTCCACGGTCTCTCATTGTATCTACTGCCTCCAGTAAATCAAATAACCGTTGTTTAAGGGTTTCAAATACTATATTTGAAACTTTATCTTTGTAAAGAGTCATATCAATTCTCTCTGAGATATTTGAAAAAACTCTTTTATAATCTTTATAGTTGATTGACTCTTTCGTCGAAAGATCAAGTTGTTCTTCGTCTTCTGTTGGCTCAAGTGGCTCAAGTGGCTCACCATTTGCCACTGGAGGCTCGTTACCAGTATTTAAGGTTTTATCAACCCCAAGCCCAGGAGAAACTTCTTCGCCCCCTGTAGGGGCTACAGGGGCTTCCATTGGAGCCATTTGCCCCTGCGGGGTTATAGTAACTTGGTCAGAGGTTCCATTGACAAATAAATCTTCGAAGTCAACAGTAATTTTGCCGTCAGAATCTGGCATTGAACCATTTACAAGTTCTTCTGACCCTGGTGTTTTAATAGGGAGGGTAGTTGCTTCATCACCCATCACATCTGTTGGCGTAGAGTTTACAGTAAGCCCTGGTGTTGTTTGTGGTGCTTGTGGTGCAGTTCCTGCTTGAGAAGAAGGCTGACCTTCCGGAACTGGTGCTTGTGGTGCAACTGCTGCTGGAACATCTGTCGGATTATTTAAATCAAGAGCATCTTCATCATCTTCTGGATTATCGTTTTGTTCAAAATAAAAGTCACTGTCGCCAGCTGCTTCTTTTGCGATTACTTTTTTGATGTACGGCGTAAGTGCTTCTACGAGACGATTTTTTGCATCAGTTTCTGCAATCTCTCGAATTTTTTGTGCATCTTTTAGTGCCTCTGTATACAAGTCTGTCATGAAATATTCCTTGATTAAGCCGTGTGTCCGTGACCCGAAAGACTGCCAATAGTAAGTGGAGTAACATTTGCGCTTGTTACACTAGGATTGTCGCCACCGACATATCCTGGGAATGGTCCGCCTTGGCCCTTTGCCGCCAAAGTAATTGCGCTTCCATCTGGCATAGTTGTTGGGTCTACGCCCTCGCCTGGAGAAACAATGTTTGGAGCATGTGGATTGCCAGGGAGCCCTGCGCCGCCAACGACAACTTCTTCAATATTTGGGGCAGCAGCATAATCAATTGCTACTTCGCCGAAAGTATGTCCGCCATCATTAACAATTCCACCAGTTGCTTGTGCTAAAACAGTGTTTATGAAAAGGTCTTTAATATCTGCATCACTTAGGGTGTTAGTCGGAGAAGCTGGATAAGCTATAAGAAGATCTGTCGTACTCGATCTTCCTGAGCCCCGAGTTGTTACCGGGGCGTCTATTACAAGTTGGTGATGGTTAGGCATGATAAATTAGTTTCCTTACATGGTGTAAATATTCGCTAGAAATAGTTTAGTCGTAGAAGTATTCACGAAAAATGATTTTATTATATTTTTAAAAGAAAAATTCACAAAAAATGATTTTACTTATTTGTTTTCCCAAGTGCAACAGCTGCCCAATGTTGAGCCCCACGGCCACCACTTAACACATCTAACATAGCCATCTCTTGTGCATTGACTTCTGCACTTGTTTCGTCGCCAACATAGACCTCATCTTGTCCTGTACCGCCACGCTCAGCTTCCATTTGTCTTTGCCACGTTGTGCGAGCAGTGTCTTCAAAAATACTTTCCATCATTGCACGAGATTTAGGATCCCCTTTTGAAATCTGAGCAGCGGCAGCTCTAGAAATTTCTTTAAGTCGATCATTCGGAGAAGAATTTCCGACTTGGCTCGAAGCAACAAAATCATTTGCGGCTGGGCGTTCGTTAGAAGCTTCTTGACGGAAGTTACTTTCTTTCATTACGTTACTAAATGCACCTTCGTCAATTAACTCTCGCATACATTCCTTTAAAACCTTTTTAAACTGTGTTCTATCTAATTTCATAAAATTTCCCTGCTAAACTTATAATATACTGTACTTATATCGAATTGTTTTTGTTTGATATTCCGTATTTATAATTTATTCCTTTTAAGATCGCTTCCCAGGTTTCATTGTCAATCTGCTCCAATACGTCTTCTAAAATTTCATAAACACTAAGATTGTTTTCTAGCCTATGCCTATCAAGTCTTGCAATTCTGTTTTCAATTTCTCCAACGGAGACAGATTCATCTAATTGTTTTTTGACTGCTTCTTTTATTAGATTTTCTAGCTGCGCCTTTGATATTTTCATTTATTTTTTGCTTTGTGCTTGACCAACTAACGTTCCTAGAGCTACTCGAACACTTTGGTCATCTAATGCAGCTACGAGTTGTGTAAGAATATCAGTATCTGTCATACCACTATCTCGTAAAACATCAATCATAACATTTTTTACCTCAACCCCAGAACTAGCTTCAGTGAGTTGTTTTCTGACGGCGGCACGAACCATTTCTTTAATTTGGGATTTTGTAACTTTCATAATCTTTTCTTTTGCTTTCTTTATTAACTAGTTGAGACTCTTGTATCGTTGAATTTAGCAACCTGTCTAACTGAAGAGTCTGCTAAGTCTTTAGCTTTTCTTTTTGGTGATGATGTGCCTAATGTGTTTTGGCCATATTTCGAACCATTTTCCGCCGACGACAATATTCATTTCCTTCATACATTTTTTGCATTGAGTTCAACAAAGCGCATTCACAAGATACCCGCTAAACTCTGGACTTCCTGGCCTTCCCCGGTATATAACGGTAGGACAATTTGAAGGCGTCTATCTCTCTAGTCGTCTGTTCGCTTGGAACGCCTGTGCTCCAAGTGATGATTTGTCCCGTGTAATCGTCGGTGTCTGGGAGAAAATTAAGAATTCGAAATCCGTAGTCGCTGCCATCGGCGGCAGGCACTTCCTTGCCCACCAACTCTTCTCTTTCTGGTTCCTCACCGTTGTGTTCCCACTTGTCTAAAATATACTTAAAGTTTTCTGTGGCCTCAGAGTTTGACATAGCCAGAACTAACTCTTCTAAAATTTCTGTATCGTCCCAACCAGCACTACGAAGCTTTTTTAAGTAATCTTCACGCCCTTCGTGTTGGTCCTCAGTAAGTTCACATCCGCTTTCCAACTCCATGCCACGAGAAGTATTGCGCATTGAAGCTCTACGTTGTTGAACATCTTTTCTTTGCTTTTTTTCACGTTCAGCGGAGAGGTGTGCTGATAAATCATTTTTTGACATACCAACGTCATTTTGGTCATTTACTTTGGTTGAGTTTTTTGGAAATCTCATTGTTTCATTGAGAGATTTGCGAATAGCTTGCCTAACCAAAGTATTAAGTTGAGATTTTGTAAGTTTCATAGATTCCTTATTCAGTTAGTAAATAGTCTGATTTTTTGTAAAGATACAATTATTTTGCAACAATCACAAATTGGTGAAGCTTCACCAGAAACAATATGTTAATACTTCCTATCACAAGATTCACAAGTCCACCCGCTTTTTTAACATCCCACCCGATGGATGGGGTTTCACGCCCTGTTTTATAAATTTTCAAAATAAAAGAAATATTAAAAAAATAAAGCGGCTGTTCGCCGCTTTACTTAGATATTTGTAAAAGACTAGATACTAGAAACAAATGTTGCTTGGTTTGTCACAGCAAAATCTATTGACAAGAATTCCAAGGTCTTTGTAGGAACTAAGAATATTTGTCCTCTTATCGTTCTGTTTTCAACGTCCGCTTGTGTGGTGGTAGAAGTGTCAATTCTTACAAGGAATTTCTCAAGACCATTTTGGTCTTGAACCTTTTTGAGAATTGGATTTACAAGTTGTGAGAATCTTGCAAGTGTTTCTGCTCTGCCTTGCTCAAAAACAAATCTTCTAGAAACTTGTTTAACCTGTCTACGCAAGCTAATCAACAATCTTCTAACACTTACTCTTTCAAGGGCACTGTCACTTCCAAGAAGTGTTCGTTGCCCCCAAACAGTTACTCCATTAGATCCAGCGAAAGTAACCAACGGGTTAATCTTTACGTCTTGTAGGCTATTCATGTTTGCACGAGTCAGTGACAGGACAGTTTGTTCTGCGCTAGACAAAGCTCCTCGGGCAAAGCCAGCAGGAGCAAACCATGGGTGTCCTACTGAGTCGTTTAAGCCAAATGCTCCAAGAACGGCAACTGACGGAGGAACTTGTCTTGTTACATTATTTTGTGCATCTCTAATGATTACATCTGGGAAATACGCAGCTGCGAAAGAAGAATTAATTCCTCTATCCCTGTGGTTATTTGCTGTGTAAGTAACACTGATGTCCTGGGAAGAAGCCGTAACTAATGTATTTGTAGTATCATATACTATTGGGTCCATGATATACATAGCATCGAAACGTTCCTCAACTTTGATTATTGCATCATCCGTAATAATTGGATGTCTGACACCTGGAATAGTCAATAGCTGAATATCTGTTTCAGTGTCGTCCACAATAACGTCTAGCGCCTTTTTATAGGCTTTGACAGTCGGTCCATTAGATGTTCCTCGATTTGCATTGTCCATCTCTTCGATAATAGCCGTGTTTGTTAACTCAGCTGTATCGTTATCAAAGATACGTACTCCGTCAAATCCACCTTGAACTATACCATTGAATTTAGCAACCTGTCTAACTGAAGAGTCTGCTAAATCTGTAGCTGTCAAAGCTCTAACTGACCCATTGTCAACGATATTTCCGTTTCGAACATAGTTCCAACTCGTTAGAGTTGAAGCATCTGCTGTGCCAGTAGCAGTTTGTGTAATCTCGATATTTTCAAGACTAAACAAGTTATTGTTAAATCTATCAGCATCTAGTATACCATTTGCCGTGCTATCTAAAGTACCTTCGTTGTTATCAACTACTACGTTCATATAGGTTGTTTGGAAATTTGGGAAGTAAGTGGTATATGAAGATATGCTTTTTTCAGCTTCACTAGTTGAGTTTTGTTCTGAAACGCTTAGTTTTCTTTCGAACTGAACTCCCCAATAAAGTCCCTTATCTGCTCTTTGCGAAGAAGCCGCCCCAACGTTGATATTACTTCGGAAAGGAACTGGCATTTGAACAACATTCTGTGCTGGATCTCCAACAGCAGTTCCAAAAACTACACTTGTAATAGGATCCAACATCGAAGCAAGCGGAGCGGATCCTGAAGTAACAAGATGAGCAATACCTCTGAAGCCCATTGGCAACGCTGTTTTGTCAACCTCTTCACTATCGACTGCACCAGCAACTTCGACTCGAATTACGCTTGAACGATTAGGATATTCTCCTGTCTCGGTAATTTTTTGTGAACCCTCGGCAGCATCAAAGTTATAGAAAACGTGTGTATCTCCTATGACTCGTGCTATGTAGTTATCAGAGCTTGGGTTAAGAGAAAGCTTTCTCCAAGCCTCCACCGTTTCTCTGTTTTTGTCTGTGTCATTGTATTTTCTAACCAGAAGGTCAAAAGTTCCATATGGATTAGCGTCGCTAATAGATGGTGTCAGATTTTCTATTGACCATTTTATTTTGTCGTTATCCCATTTTCCGTCATCCAGAGCATGAATTCTAAATAAGTTTTGTGGCTTTCCACCAAACTTTTGTGATACAATCCAAGGAGATTTTGGGGTCCCGAATCTATCTTCCCAATTTTCATAACTTGGAGCAATAACCGAACCAGAATTTCTCGTAAGAGAGCCAGAAGATAGGAAAATGGCTGGTTCTAATCCCACCAGCACGCCTGCCGAAAAGCTATCCATGGTTACTGTTGATAAAACATTTGAACCAGTGACTACAGCTAAGTTTGGATGTACAGAATAATCTGCATACAACATATATCCCGCTTTTTCCATCAAAAGCGGGTCTGTGTTAAGAGACCGTCCAATATAGTTTGGCGCATCTATATCCAAAGAAGCTGTAATAACTCTTGGATAGTTTTCATCAGTTCCTTTATGCCCATTCAATAACATTATAAATTCTTGTCTACCGCCAGATAGATTTATTGAACCAAGGCTTGAGCCACTTGCAGTTTCTTCAGTTGCTATCAGAGAAGGAGACGGCGTGCTGTTAGTTGTCCCAGTGATTGAAGAAGAAAGACGTAAAATAACACCCGAAGCTGCCATAATAACGCCTCGAATAATCGGCTGCGCCTCGCCTAAAAGCCCAGCATCTGTAAAGACACCAGAGCCATTTGATTCAGACATAAAAGCATTTAAGAAATATAAACGTCCAGTAGGGCTTCCACCGGAGTTTGCATAAATATTATTACCAAGAGCCCCAGCAGCGGTAGGCTGTTCATCTCCGACAACAAAACCTGCACCGATGGCTCTCCCCTGGTTGTCACCAGAAGTTTCTCTTTTCTTTCCCTGGCCCGAGCCTAAAACTCTGACAAAAGTCGCAGCTTGTTGTGTTTTAAGCCATTCTGCTACCGAAAGAGGTCCGTTTGATTTATCATTTGCTGGTTGCCCAAATACAACTGTGAAATCTTGCGTTGTGGCTACCGTCACTGGCACATATGCCGGACCTTTTTGTGAAGTTCCGATAACGCCTGCTGGTATTCCTAATGGTTGAGTTGCTGTTGGGCCAGTTAAGTTAATAACTCTGGCTGAAACTCCTGCGCTGCTGAAATTAATTGTCATTTTTATTTCCTGTTATGGTAAGTATTTGCATATCTTTATTATAGTCCTTAGAAATACATCTTAGTGCGTGTTTTGTTTAAATAGTATTCTTTGTTTAAAATATTGTTTATTCTAGAATATCAATTTATATTATCTAAATTCTACGCCGCTCCTTGTGATAACAAAATCAATAGCAACAAACTCAACTGCCCTTGTCGGTATTAGAACAATACGAACGTTAACAGTGTTATTTTCTCTGTCAATGTTTGTATTATTTCTTCCATCAACAACAACTTCATATCTTTCGATTCCTGCCTGAGAAGTAATTGTGTTAAGAACTCCTCTGAAAGATTTTTCAAGATCAGTATATAGGCTAGGTGTAATTTGCTCCCAAATTTTTCTATTTCCAATATCTGCAACTTGGCGTTTTAGCTCATTCAACATTCTAACTACGTTGATTGAACCTAATGCGGTTTCAGCTTGTTCTAAGGTATTTTGAGCAAAAATAACATTTGCACTGTTCCCTGGGAATTTAACTATTGGGTTGATATGAACAGAGAATAATCTCTCACGTTCTGTTTGGCGAATTCGTACTTTTGCTCGATCAACAAAATTAAGAGCCGCACGATTGAATCCAGCAGGAGCAAACCATGGATATGCTACTCTATCATTGAATCCAAGAGCAGCAAGGGCTGTAATTGTTGAAGGAACAGTTACTTTTCTTCTGTTGATAGTATCTTCCATAACAACATCTGGGAAATACGCACCCGCATATTCGTTGTCGATTGCACGTTGTTCAAAAATATTTGCAGTTTGTTCTACGTCAATATATTTGGTTGGCTCGTTATCCCAAATACGGTCTGCACTTGAGTCATAAGAAGCAATATCCATTACATAAAATGCGATTCCAAAGTCTCTAACAGCATCTGAAACATAATCTGTTACCAAAGGGTCTCGTTGCCCAGGCACTGCAACGATGTTAACATTAGAAGCTATTGTGTCAGTAATGATGTTTGTTGCAACCCTATACGAGTTTACAGAAGCATTTTGGATTCCTGCGCCGTTTTGGTTTACATCAAACCCTGGAGAAACAAATGTGCTTGAAGCATTTCCTTCTTCACCATCTGTTGAACGAGTCTCAGACGAGGTTGACCTATCATTCTGCATGGCCGAGTTTTTGTCTAATGTGTTTGTACCATCAAATCCTCCATACAAGAAAGTGGTGAACTTGGCAAAACCAGAAAACTTGTTGAATTCTGATGCCGAGGTACTTTTCTGGTAAAGAGTAGCTAAAGTAATACGATCTACCGCACCGTCAGTAATTTTGTACTCAAAACTGTCAGGACTACCATTACGAATATAGGCAGCTTCTTTCATGTGGCTATTCACGGATGAAGTTACATCAGCTAAAGCACTGTTGCCAAGTGCAACTCTCGCTAGAGTAAACTTGTTGTTGTTGAAGACATCTTTATTAGATCCGGTAACCAAAACATCAAGTTTTTCTATACCAGAAAAATTTGTGAACGAACGGATAAGCTTGTTCTCAAGTCCTACGATATTTGGATTTAGGTTGTTGTTGTTTCTTGTGAATTTAACACCCCAGAAGTAACGTGCGTCCGCTACTTCAGAGATTCCAGCTTCTCCAATCAAACCACCCGCTGTATTATCTACTTCTCCACGAGTAACTTTGAAGCGCAATGGGATTGGCGGAACTATTGCTCCTTCAAGCCTTCCGTTAAGCCCAGACCCATGAATTCCAAGTCTTCCGCTAGTTCCAAGTCCTGAAGAACCTGTAGTATCTGCTAATAGTGTATTGGTGTTTAGAAGTTCAATTCCACGGAAACCAAATGGGACAGCATCAGCAGGAATAGAGCCCTGTGCTACAGCATCTGAAATTATAACTCTGATATTACGACTTTTGTTGGCGTACATTCCTGTGGTAAGCAAACGTCTATCCTCAGCATTTTCAGCATCAAAGTTATATCGAGCTTTCTTATCTCCGATTACTTTTCCAATATATTTATCTGTGGCAGGATTCAAGCTTAGGCTGCTGAACTGTTCTAAAATTTTTGGATTGACATCGGTATCATCAAAAGCACGAACCACAACATTGAATGTCCCAAACTTATCTTTTGGATTTGCAGATTTTTGAATGTTTGTGATTGAAACTTTTATCCGAGAGTTTGCGTATGCTCCATCGTCGGTGGCCTCAATATAAAACAAATCATGTTCAGTTTGTCCATATGGCTGAGAAATAAACCAAGGAGAACGAGGGGTGGTATAACGAGTGTTGAACTTTCCAAACGCATTTAAGAACGGAAGGGAAGTGTCTCCGCTTGTTGTAGAAGTATTTGAACTTCCGCTTGCTATTGCAACCGTTCCTGCACCAGTTTCTAAAGTAGCTATCTCGGCGTCAACTGCAAAGTCAGAGTACAATAGATGTTTTTCATCACCGAACTTTTCAGGATCTGTATTCAAGAGTTTTGCGAAATAGTTGTCATCTGTTGGGTTAAGAGACGCAGTGTAAATTCTAACTCCGGAAAATCCTTCATCGGTTCCAAAGCTAGCACCAGCAGAGGATGAAATTACCATCTTGAAATAACGTGTGGTGCTATTGGGTGTTGCTATAGCATCAGCAATTTCAGTATAATTTTCGTCATGGTCAAGAACTTGAATTCTTGTTCCGCTTGCGGTAAAAATAACACCTCGAACCAAGTTTACAAGGTCAGCGGAACCAGTCACGAGCGTAGAGTTGTTATTTGTGAACATCGGCATACCGAATGCTTCGTTTCCAGAAACAAAATGGGTAGCAACTAAAAACTGTACAGAGCCCTGGCTAACAGCTGGGCTGCTAGGCACTTCTCCAAGTGTTCCGCTAATAGCGAAACCAGCATTTTTAACTGTTCCCTTAGAACGAGTAGCGTCAATATCAGCGGAAGTATCGTTAGACCCAGCTCCTAAAACCCTTACAAAGGTAAGTGCGGACTGATTTTCTAAAAATTTATCAACCGCATAAGGAGCACTGTGCCGAACATTCAGATCCCCAAAAATTGTTCTATAATCTGCAAAAGAACCAACAGTGAATGGTACGAATGCTGGACCACGCTCCGAGGTCCCAATAACACCAGCTGGTACTCCAGTAGGTGTTTGTTGTCTTGCGGTAAGGTCTATCTCTCTATCGAAAAAGCCTGGGAAGTTAAAAATTTGACTAGCCATCTGATTATTATCCTTTTAAAAGGGTTGTAGTATACTGTGTATAAGTAGGTTGCAAATATCACTGTTTCACTATTTAATGAAATCTTAAAAAAATCTTTTAGAATATTGTAGCAAAAAGAAATTTATTTTAAAGTTTTAATAAAACTTTCCAAAGTTTTAATATCACTTGCTCGATAAACTGTCTCCCCGCTTTTTTGGTTAGTTTCTAAAATAGCAACATAACTAGTTGTTTTCTTTCCAGACCTGTTGTTGACAATATCTTTTTTAACTGCGTATCTGCTATCTAATGTTTGAGTCTCTTGTGTCGAATCTAGATTTAAGTCTGTTAACATAAATCCGTCAACAGAATCTGGATCTCTTTGCGGTGGGCGTTCTAGGTGTTCTTTGTTTATTATTTGCGTAGAAGAATTTTTAATTTCAAAAGATATCTCAGGTGAAGAAACCCATCTTCTTACTGGAACTGCATTAGTAGGATGTTGCGCAGCTAAAATATATCCTTTTACTTTGATATTCATCGAATAACGCAAAATACGCTCGTCCTCAGTAAAATCATCAATATTTTCTTGGTTTGGAAATGTGTCATCCGTATGGGCCACAAACCAATATCCTTTATCAGTAACTAATTTATGAGTCCTGTCGTTTGGTAAAAATGATGATATAAATGTTTCAATCATATAATTCATATGCTGAGTAAAGCTAGTCCAAAAAATTACTTCGTAAACCGCAGTAAAAAATTGTGGTTGTGGGATTGTTATTATTTCCCATACATTATTGTTACTGATATTGGTTTCTAATAAACCGCCTTGTTTTACAGAATTTTGTCCTTCGCCAGTTGTTCTTGTAGATAAAGACCCGCTTATGTTCTGGAAACCTAATTTATTTATAAGGCTTTGGTAATCTCTATCTTCGGCGGCGAGACGTCTTTTTATTACTAAATCTCCAGTGAACTGATTTATACCTCTCCCAGTAATATCGTCGGAGGTTTGTTCAATTGAGGTTCTTCGAATCGAAATGGCTGGAAGCATCAAGGAGTTGTTTCTGTCTCTAGGAGGTCGAAGGCGCTTTGCGATTGCGAAACGCTCACCAGTAGCGAAAATAACAAAAGGTTTTTTAATTTGAATTTTTTTGTTACTTGCCTCAACAAGCCTTACAGTAAATCCAATATCTTTATCAAAAAGTTGAAATAATGCTTCGTCGGCATCTTCAATTCCGCATGGAGGTATTAAAAAAGTATCTGATGTACTGTCCCCTTCAAATCCTGAGTTTACGTGAACTTTTGGGTTACGTGGATCTTGTGGAATATTTTGTCTGGTAACATTTTTTGCCATTTGATATAAATAGGCTCATGTACAACATTATTTGATAATGTTATGCAACCTTAGTTTTGTACAGATCTACTAAATCTCTAGTAAATCCATAATCAATTATTATTAGTCTCCCATCGGCAGTTTTAGCCCAGTGGTCCCACTCTTCAATATCACCCGGCATTAGACCTACTTCAGTTATCAAGGATAACGCACCTAATAAAATTGGATTCTTGCTCACTGCGGCTAGTTCTTTCTTTAGGTTAAGAAGTCTATTTATTTTGTTTTGCAAAATGTCTGGCGGCTTAGTTCCTTGCGGAAGAGCATTAATTCTATTTTGCATTTTAGCTAGTGCATCATTATACTCGGCATCTTGATCATTAATAATTTCTTGCCAGCTTTTATAGTTTTTAATCATGGTAGAAAAATTATTCCAAGAAATACCAGCAAGCTGCTCAAACTCTTGAGGAGATTTTACTGGTCTAGCTAGCTCTGAAATGAGCCAGTGATATTTTGGGTTATAATCGTAAACTGCACTAACAATATTCTTTGCTTTTGGGTTTGTAAAAACACTAACTTCCCCCTTGTTTTGGCCTATGCCTTTATCCGCCGCAGCGGGAATAGCGAGTTTTAGTACATACCGATTGCTTAGCAAGTAAGCGACTCTGCTAGAGCCTGCGCCTAATTTTTGCAAGTGAGTATCAGCATATTTTACCATATCTTCTAATGACTGAAGATTTTTAAACTCCTGCATACTGAAATTGGTTTTAATTTCGAGTAAAACTTTAGCAATCTCATAATATATTTCTTGTAAAATTTTCATAATGTTTATTCCACTGTGAAGAACTGCCCGCTCTCGGCAGCTTAAAAAGTTGGTGGGTTGAGCTTCTTCTTCTTCTTCTTCTTCTGGAGCCGTAGTCTCATCTAAAATAAATGGTAAAAATGTCTCACTTCTATTTTGCTTTAAAAAACATAGGATTCAGTCCCAGAATCCGACAATATATTTATACCTTGTTTTTAAGTATATTCTTTGCTGCATTCTACTGTTAGATAGTCTAAATTTTTAATGCTTTCATTCATTTACAAAAATTTGCTTTCATTATGTCTAAAAAAATTACACACAAGGTTAGCGTTTGTCGCTTTTTTGGCATCCCATCCGACACGTAAAAACGATGGATGGGTTTTTTACGCTCCGTTTTACAAACAGGTAACAAAACACTAGTCTGTGTTTAGAAAACTATTTTGGTAGATTTTTTTCTGCGGACCTTACAAGTTTTGAAGTCAAATCTAAAATTGTAATTTTCCCGTTTGATTTGTCATCCCAAAAAAACCACGCATATTCAGTTGCGTCTGTTCCTTTTCCTCTAAAAGAGGGCCGATTTGGAAGAATAAAAATATCAGGATTAGTTTTTTTGAGCCACTCACAACGTTTTTCGGAACCCAAAAAGTTTAAACGCAACAACATACAAACTTGTTTTGCGTGTTGCATAGAATGTTCTATAACCTGTTGGGCAAATTTATATGGAGGGTTCCCAATAGCTACGTCAAATTTAATATTTTTCTTCGGATTCCAAGTCATGTAATCCGTAATAAAAACTTCTGTTGGGTCAATAATATTTTCTAAGTATGGCTTGAATTTATCTTGTAATTCAACTGCTGTAAATTTAGGAGTAATCCCAGAATTTTTAATTGTTCTAATTATAGCACCTGCACCAGCACATGGCTCCAACCAGTTTCCAACCTGTAAACGTGAAGATACTTTTTCTAAGAGCCGTTCTGTACACCAGTTAGGTGTTTCATAAAAATCATTCGGGTCTCGTTCCACTTTTTTATTATTTTTTTTCATTTTGTTTTTATGGTAGAAAATTTTAAAAGTTGTAAGTCATGAGAAAAAACCACAAAATCTCTTCTCCGACTAAAACTGTAACCACCCCATTTTTATGGTTATCACTGCCATTGCCATCGGCGACCTCTACAACCAAACCAACCATATTGCAATTAATCTTTTTAATTTTTTTGATTTTTCTCTCTTCGGTATCTGCAATTATATTTTTATATTTTTCTGAATACCTTATGGCCGGATATTCTATGGCCAACAATATCTCTTTGTATTTTGAGTAGAAAATTTCTAAATCTTCATCATATGGATTTCGTGACACATGTCCTGGTGTAAGGTCCTTTGTGTCAGTTTTCCCAGAAACAATGTCTCCTGGAATAAACATTATTTACCTACTGTGTATGGATACTCAATCTGGCCTGCGGCTGCTGTTATGTACGCATCGGCCATATCAAAGTTATATTTGTCATAGACCATCTTGCCTTTTTGTTTACCAGATTTTGCTAAATGTTGTATCCAAGGGAACTCTGGGTGTAACAACCTTACAGCCTCGAAGATTTTTGTCTTATTGTCTTTCGTCTTGTCTTTTCTGTCAATTTTAATTCCAAGCTTCTTTCTACCAGTTCTAACATTTATCATCATTGGCTTTACTTGGAAAAGTTCATATCCAATATATGAAACAATGCCATTGAACCTCGATAGAGCAAAAAGCGTCTTTGCACTAGAAAATCCAGGAGTGAATCTCATGTGAGATTGTTCAACAAAAATTCGCTTGAGATCACACTGTCCATCTATTATAGACTTGAAGGATTTTTTAATCTCTGACGCCTTATCCCAGATATCTTTAAATTTTGCCTTATCCAGTCTAATAGTTTTTATTTTTATCATTTCCCCGGTCACCGAATCTAAAACTGCAATCCCGACTGCCGAGGTGGAAATATCTAATCCAATATCTACTAACCTACAAGGACCACTTTTTTTGATTGTACTTTTTTCTTTTTCTTCACAACTGGCGTTTTTTTGTTCGCTTGAAGAATCTTCTTGAATGCTGCAATTTTTTGATCCGTCCAAAACTGATATTCTGCGTTGTTTCTTTGTGCCCATGATTTTCCTATCATTGCCTTTTTTTGTACGTGTTTGCTATTCAAAAATCTATTGCTTTTAACTTCAACAAGTTTTTTAGTTCCGTTACAGTATACAACTAAAAAGTCAGGAATGTAAGTTCTAATTCTACAAGTTTTCATATTTGAACACCATTGTAGTTTAAATGGCTCGTATTCATAATACAAAACGTTTGTATCAAAATCTAACATCTCACAAACAATTTTTTCCCATCCGCTTCGATATTTTGCAGGCCCATTTTTACATTTAACTGATATATGAACGCCAGTTTTAAAATGTGATTTTTTCTTTCTTGGCTTTTTTAATTTTGTAATCATTTATTTTTTTTATTCGTTATAAAAAGAAGTTGTTCCACCTTCTCCGGTAGTGTCGGATATATCTTCGTCTGTTGTCGTTACTTTTCTAGGCCCTTCATCCAGGGCTATCGGAGCCATGTCGTCAGCAAGCCTTTCACGAACTTGCCTTACATCCCCCAAGGCACCATCTGTTTCATTCTCTGCCAGGCCTCGCTGTTGTTCAAAAGTTTTTTGTATACTAGCGTCTTTAAAGGATCTAGCATCCCTTAGGAGCTTCTTGAAATCAGGAAGATCAAATCTTCCAGACCTTGCAAGTTTACTAGTCAGTTTCCAATAAATATTGTATTCTGCCTGGCCAAACATGTCTCCAAGCTCAACTGATGTTAAAACTTCAAATACTTCAGCACCGTAACTAAAAAAATCACCTTGTTCTGGTTGAAACCCTTTGTCCAACAAATCTCGTGATTGAATAAAAATCTCTAGTTTTGTGGTTGCTTCTACGGTAAAATTACCAATAGAGTTGCTGCTCTCTGGCTGACTAACTACAGCATCTATTTTGATAGGGTTATCAAATATTTTTTGTATAGCCTCATCATATACTGGGTGAACCTGAGTTTTTAAGATTGAAATTGGGTAATAAACAATATATTGGCCAGAAATATCTTTAATATATTCCTTAGTCACATCGTTTATAAATTGCATCTCACGATTTGTAACAAATAATCTAGCCATAACAGTGAACTACCCTTCTACGACAGCTATGCTGTCGTGTGATAGATTTCGGAGGTCACAGACTCGCCCTAATGATGACAACGCCTTATTCCGTTTTTGTTTAGTGTCCGACTCAGTTCCCGAACCAGACAATATTTTTAAAATATTGTTTTTACGTATTATCTTTGATGTTTTTTTACATTCCAACTTTTTTTGATAATTTCGGATTCCTCTTATTTGTTAAGTATAGTATACAAACGAATTTGCAAACCCTGTTTGCGTTTTTAATTTTCGTTATCTAACAACATTTGAACCAATGTGAACTATCTGGTAGTTCACAGTTGTTTGTTTTTGCTGCAATAACGATTGCGCTCTCTTTTGGTCCAAGGCTTGGAGCGTCTAAATCGTCTATGATCCAATCCACACTTAGATTTGCAGACCAAGATTGTATGCCATGCGAGAATATTGAATCTTTGTCAGGACGCAATATCCCAGGTCCATGATTGGTTATATTCGTTATTGAATTAATTTTATTATCATCTCCTTTATTGTAGTCTTCAATATTTTTTTTAGTTATTGGTTTACCAACCAAATATTGTCGAGTGCTGTTGACAACTTTTGCTGCTTTGTGTACTGGAACTCCTGTAAGAATACGATATACTGTTTCATTTGCAGGAGTCAAAATTTTTGAATACCAGCCTTTTTGTTTTATTGACAAAAGTTTCTTTGCTAACATTCCTAACTCTTCAGATTCTCCTGAATAATGGTCCTGAAGCGCATAAAAAAACTCTTTTTCTATTTTTGTATTTTGTTCTTTTTGCTCGTCCGACGTCAGGTCATCACGCTTTGGTGCGAATAAGAAATTTCCAAATGGTGCATTCTCAGGCGCTTCAGCAGCCTCCGAAATAATTTGCTCCACCAAGAGCTTTATGACATTTTTGAGTTCCATTGTTCTTTTTGTAAATATTACTGACCTAAGAACAATTTTAAATAAAAAAGGACAGCTAAGCTGTCCTTTAATTCCGAAATCTATTATATTTTATCTCTCTTCAGGCGACGGCATTTTGACATTTAAAATGTTATAAATATCTTCCTCGTTCTCACCACCGACCTTTTTTGTTCCTTGGAAAATACCTTTTTCATTCACTTTATATCCCAGTTTTTGTGCTCTCGCTCGAATTTCAATATTGTGTGCCTTTGAACCAGTGAAATATTGCAAAGCGGCTCCAAAAGAGTTATCAGGGACAACAAGCAAATCTGCCTGAATGGTATTTTCTCCAAGAGTAAACCAAATTGAAGACTTAGTATCCCCAACATTTATTACTTTTCCAAGTTTTGTAAACGCAGAAATAAAACCACTACGAGCAGAAGTTTTTCCAGATACTAAAATGTCAATATCCTTAGAGGTTTCTTTTCCACGCCGCACTGAACCTGCAACTTCTGCACGAATAACTCCTTCTTGAAGTTTCAGAGCGGCCAACATCGCATCTGCCATTTTTTTTGCAGTATATTTATTTATACGTGCTTCTTTCTTGTTAATAGCTTGACGCATAGGCTCGTCAAAACGATCATCGAGTTTTCCTTTTTTCCAGGCAA